GTGAGGAGGGCGCGGGAGGAGTCGGGACAGGCGCTGATCCTGGCGCTGGGAGGGTCGCTCGCCCTGCTCGCCGCCGCGCTTGCCCTGGTGGCGATCGCCGGGGCGGTGACCGGCAAGGGCCGGGCCCAGCGAGCGGCCGACCTCGTCGCGATCTCGGCGGTCCGCTCACTGCGGGACGACCTGCCGCGGTTGCTCTCGCCGCCTCGGCTCGCGGATGGCCGGCCGAACCCGGAGCACCTCGCGAAGGCGGCGTATCTGGCCCGCGCCCGGGCAGCGGGGCTGGCCGCGGCGAGGGCGAACGAGCTCGATCCTTCCCGCGTCCGGGTCCGCTTCCCGGACGCGGCGACGTTTGCCCCGGTGCGGGCCGAGGCGACGGTCGTCGCCGGCCTGCGGGAAGCGGACGGCCGGCGGGTGGAGGCCTCGGCGGTCGCCGAAGCCGCGGCTCCATACGGAGGCGCCGCGTCAGGGGGAGGGTCGTCGATGGCCAGCGGTGGCGGCTATGGCGGGCCGCTGGCGATGCGCGACGGCGAGGGCATGCGACCGGACGTCGCTTTTGCCTACGACCAGATGGCGGCGGCGGCGCGCGCCGACGGCCTGGTCCTGGTCGTCGTCTCGGGCTTCCGCTCCGATGCCGAGCAGGCGGAGCTCTTCGCCGCCCACCCCGATCCGACCTGGGTGGCTCCGCCGGGGCAGTCGCTCCACCGCTGCGCGACCGAGCTCGACCTCGGTTCCTCCTCCGCATACGGCTGGCTCGCCGCCAACGCCGGCCGCTTCGGCTTCGTCCAGCGGTACAGCTGGGAGGCGTGGCACTAGGAATGCACTTAGCGCAAGGGAACAGCCGAGCTGCCGAATTCAGCCTAGCCCCTCCGATTGAGCGGGTGGAGGTGGCGGGGTGAACGTCCATCTGACGCTGACCCCACAAGAGGCCGAGGAGTTGGCGGCTGGTCGGGTGGCGGACTCGCTGAAGCCGAAGGTAACCGCGGCAATCGGCGAGGCCGAGCGGCTGGAGCAGGCGATGGAATCGGCTCGGAAGCTGGACCAGGAAGGCAAGCTAATCCCGGTTGACCTCAGCCAGCATCCCAGGCGCGACGACCAGTTGCGGGTGGTCTACCGGCAGCCCAGCGATGAGGAACTGCGCTGCACGACGTTCATCCCACTCCCCGACTCTCCTGACCTCCGCGCCGCGTTGGCAGCCGCGGTTCCCGCCTTCACCGCCTACACGTATCAGGAGGCCGAGCGATTGGTTCAGGGCGAGCGGTGAGGCTCCACATCGAACTCGGCGGCATGTCCGTAAGGCGCTTTGGCCTGTCGATCCCTGACGGCCTGCACGTCTGGGTTGGGAGCCGGGGCGTCCACCTCTACTGGCACAAGAGCCGCTACCAGCGTCGGGTCACTTTCGACCGCTTGGAAGCGTCGTGAAACTCCGCCTCAAAGCCCTCCGCTCTCTCCGTTGGAACTACACCCGCAAGGGAGTCTGGTTCTGGTTGAAGGGGCGGAACTGCTGGGGGTGTGGCGGGAGTGGTGTGCAGGCGCTTGTCACCATCGCGCCCGGCCAAAGCGAGGTGCCGCCCAATCGTCCTGCGTCTCAGATCCGAACCTGCTCCCACTGCAAAGGCGATCCAAAGCGCGGCTACCGGCGCATCCTCTCCAAACCCCAGTCAGTACTAGACGAGCAGACGGCTATTGCTGAGGGGGTCATGGGGTGATCGGGCAGTTCGATCGCGAGCGCCTCGATTCGATGGTCGCCGAGGGATGGCTGCGAAGCCAGCGACACCCGGAAGCCGACCTGTGGATCTACAACTACACCGAGAAGACCCAGTTTGAGAACCACTGGACGCCGGAGACGCTGGCTTGCCGCGGACTGATCCTCGGCCCTGACGGTGGGATCGTCGCCCGCCCCTTCCCGAAGTTCTTCAACTACGGCGACCCTCAGGTCGGGCCGATCCCCAAGGGGGGCTACCGAATCACCGAGAAGATCGACGGGTCGCTCGGGATCATGTACAGGCTCGGCGGTGAGGCGAGGCTGGCGACCCGAGGCAGCTTCACGAGCGAGCAGGCCCTCGAAGGAACGGCGATGCTCGCCGATTACGACTACTTCGCCTACGCGGGCAGCACTCCCTTGTTTGAGATCGTCTACCCGCAGAACCGGATCGTCGTCGACTACGGAAACCGCCGCGAGCTGGTCCTGCTGGCAGTACTCGACAACGCGACCGGGATGGAGGCGGAGATGCAGTGGCGCGGCCCGACGGTCGATCGGCACGACTATCTGGAAATCGCCGACCTGCCGAAGCAAAGCCGAGCTAACCACGAGGGCTATGTCGTCACGTTCCCGACCGGCCTGCGATTCAAGGTCAAGCACGCCGAGTATGTCCGCCTACACAGGATCATCACGGGTGTCAACGCTCGGACCATCTGGGACGCACTTCGCAGTGGCGACGAGGTCGATGCCTTGCTCGACGGTGTGCCCGATGAGATCCACGACTGGATCAGCGCCGTCCGCCGTGAATTGAACGCCCGGTTCTTCGACGAGGACTCGCACTGCCGTGCGGTCTTCGGAGACAGGCCGGTTGATGCGGACCGCAAGGCTCTTGCCACCTACTTCCAGTCGAGCGAGGCCAACCCCGCGGTCCTCTTCCGGATGCTCGACGGGAAGCCGTACGACGACCTGATCTGGAAGGCGATCAAGCCTGAGCCGACAACGCCGGACACGGTCTGGACCAGGGACGAGGTTGCGGCGTGAACCTCGAGCAGAAGATCAACGATCTCCTCGGCCGCCTCGCCATCATCTCCGAGGCCCCCGCCGGCAACCTCGAAGCCCAGCTCTCCCGCTCGGCCCCGGAGTCCTCAGAGCCCAGCGGCGCCCTCAGTCTCGCCCACCACACCGACGCGAAGCGAGGATTGAGCCTCTTCGAGTGGTATCGAGACGAGTTCGCCAAGCGAATCGCCGAACCCGACCGGCTCCTCAGCCTCTACCTAGCCGGAGAGCGGGAGTATCTTCGCCGAACCGACCCCCGCATCCATGCCGCCACCGCCGAGAAGGGATCGATCGTTGCCTACTCCGAAGACGGGGCGACGGTGGAGGGAATCGCGGCCGAGCACGTGATCAAAGAGTTCGAGGGGGTCCATGCACTGGACGTGGCGATCATCGAAGGGAAGACCGAAGCCTGGGTTCTGAAGGTCCGCCGTCTGCACGGTCGCAACCCCCACGACGGCCGGGCCCTAGCGGAGTTCCGCGAATGGGATGACGAGGAACGTCGGCGGCAGATCGAGCTCTATCTTGTGGAGGTCCGGAGCAGGGGACAGCAAGCCGGGGCGAAGCGGATCGCCAACCACTTCGGCGTCTCCAAGCAGACGATCCAGCGCTACCTCGATTCGCCTGCGGTGGCGGCGTAGGGTTCCCGGCATGGAAATCAGTTGGTTCGATCCGCCGGACTGGGTACGCAACGCGCCGCCGGTAACCAGCGCTGATCTACGACGCGCGATGAAAGAGGCGATGGTGACCGGCACGCTGGTAGCCGCTCCGCGAAAGACCGGGCGCATGGCGGGGGAGCCGAGTTGCCGGCGAGCGGGTAACGAGCCCACGGTGCGCCCCTCTGCGCCCTTCGCGAACCCGACCGATGACCTTCCGTCCGTGGCTGACGTGTAATATCAGCCACCGATGGCCGTGGGACCAGTGCGTCCGCAAGCGGCCAACAGCCTCGCCGCTCCCGACGGCTAGAGGCACCTCAGCCGGATAGCAACGAGCCCCGCGAGAGCGTCCCCTGCCCGCCTTCGCGACTCACCGCTGTCCACCCCCGGCGCTTTCCTGTCAGAGGGACGGGCGCCGGGAGTCTTCACCGCCGCGGGGTAGAGCAGCCCGGTAGCTCGCTGGGTTCATGACCCGGAGGTCGCCGGTTCGAATCCGGCCCCCGCTATGCCCGGTGTGGGCTTAAGCGCACCAACGCGAACCCGGGCGCGCAGAACCGGCAGGGTGGCCACCCTGTAGCGGCGGGCCTTCGGCGGCCGCCGCCTCGCCGGACGGGTACCGTCGCCAACCTTCATCACTGCCGTGGTGTAAATCGGAAGTCCCCGCCGGCAGCAACCAACTTCGAGCCGGACCAGCGATTCAGTTCATTGGGAAGGCCGATGCCAGTGGCAGGTAAAGCCCGCCGCGCCCGAGGGCGCTGACCGAGCGGACGCTGCCTGCCCGCTTCTTCCTGAAGCTACCGAGGAGGCGACCCAGCGTCGATCCAGTGGTAGCCACTCCCCCGCGCCCGTGCCGCCCGGGGTGAGGTATAGGCACGCGGAAGCCTCTGCGGGGGCGACCGTAATCAACACAGGCGAGAGGCCAGTCGCGCCCCTCAGGCGCTCGCCGTCCATACCTGACCGTCGCGGCGAAAGGGCGCCGCTCGCGACGGTGCCAACTTCGAAACGCCGGTAGCTCAGCACGGTAGAGCGGCTCCCTCCTAAGGAGCAGGGCGCGGGTTCGGATCCCGCCCGGCGTACTGGACCCGCAGCCTCGTCACCTCGTGTATCCGGGGGCCATGCGGGTCTGCCCATTCGCATCCCCAGGGGGCGGGCGCCGGTCGAGTCGGCTGGTCTCCAAAGCCAAGCCGCCGAGGTTCGATTCCTCGCGCCCCCGTTGGACCACCGTGACCTCGCCCGCAGTCATGAGCCGCAAGGCGCTGATCGGGCAGGCCGGTGGCCGCTTCAACCAACTCACCCCGCCGTAGCCAAGTGGCGCGGCGACTCACGACCCCGGCGAGCAAGTGCTGCGCCGAAGGAGGCAAGAGCCCCCGATGTCCCTCTTAATCGCCCTGATCCTCGACATCTACTTCCTGGTGCAGAGCATCGGCCACAATGATCCCGGATGGGCGGCGGCCTTCGCCTTTGCTCCGGGGATCGCGATCGGCAAGGTGATGACGGTCGCCTACCGTCGAGGAACCATCCTCCGCCTCGAACGTGAACTCGCTGCCCAGCGCGAGTGGGATGAGGAGGACTGATGAAACGCTGGCATCGGGAGCTAGCTGGAGTCGGCTTCGACCTGAGGCGGTTCTACGCGCGCAACCGTATCCTCCGCCTGTGGGTCGGATCGCTTGCGGTCTTCATCTGGCTGAGGGCAGGCGATATCAGCGGAGGAGTCGCCTCGCGCCGCGCATCCCTCAACTGGAATCTGCGCTGGAACGCCCAGTGGAGTCACCCTGGCGCGGGCGGGAAGCTCGTGCCCCAACCTCGATACATCCTCTGGCTCCGGCTCGGCGCGCTCTTGATGCCCGAATACGACCGTCGCACCCACCGCCACTGGAACTGGTCCAAGGGCATCCGCGAGCTGATCGACATGCGCCCGTTCGGGTTCTTCCTTGAGGGGGCAGCGGTATGAGCGCCGCGATCGTGCTTACCCCAGAGGAAGCTCTACGCGTCATCAGCGAAGCCCCCGACGCTGCAGACAAGACCCCGGCGGACCTGATCGAGGCAGCAGAAGACTTCGAGCGCCAAGCCGACCGCAAGGACCGCCTCTCGCCACGGAACGCGGGCGGCACCCGCGCCAAGGCCCGAGCTAAGTCCAGGGAGCGCAAGGGAGACCGCTTACGCCTTCAGGCCCAGGTCTGCCGATCAGCAGCCTCAGAGATCGAAGCCCGCGACTGCCCGAACGTCGGGGAGGCGAGCAGGAGCGCCGTGGTGCGGGCGATGCGCCGGGCGCTCAGGCGGCAGGGGGGTGAGGCAGCGTGAACCGCATGCAGGTCAGCCTTGCCCGCAAGAAGGCCATCGAGTCGGTAGCCGAGGAAGAGTTCGACCTGCACCATGGGCGAGACATGTACGGGTCAGCTTGGGTGAGCGCCACGGACGCACAGCGCAAGGCAGCTATCGAAATCACCACCGAGACGTTGGAGCGCTTGGAGGCCGCCGTTGGCTGTCGTCTTGGGGAGGCTCTGCCATGAGCCCGCCCCGCTGTACCGGGAAGCGCAAGGACGGCAAGCCCTGCACGGCCTTCCCTAAGAAGGGAACCGACCGATGCGGGCGCCATCCGCGCGATGACGCGCCTGACACTCCATCCCCCGCGCGTGAAGAGACGCCGCGCCCCGAGCGCTGGAACCGCGACCACTGGCTCGACACCTTCCGCTGGTGCGGGATGGTCTCGATGACCTGCGAGCTGATGGGGATCTCCCGCCAGACCGCCTACGCCGAGCGCCAGCGAAACGAAGACTTCGCCGTCGCCTGGGCCGACATCGAGGAAGAGACGACCGAGGCGATGGAGCGCGAGGCCTACCGCCGCGCCGTCGAGGGAGTTACCACCCCGATGGTCTCGGCGGGCAAGCACGTCACCGATGTGCAGAACTACAGCGATCGCCTCCTGGAGTTCATGCTGAAGTCCCGTCGCCCCGAGAAGTACCGCGACCGTGTCGATGTGAACCACTCCGGGAAGGTCGAGAAGAAGGTCAAGCTCGATCTCGGCAAGCTGAGTGAGGAGGAGCTGGAGAACCTTGGGCAGATCCTCGACAAGCTCGATGAGCCGACGACCGCCTAGCGTGTGCTCACCCGGCTCCCCTCCCGCGACGAACTGACGGTCGAGCGCTGTAGGCGTCGGCTCTCCACCTACATCCGGGAGGCGTGGCCGATCGTCGAGCCCGCCACGCCCTTGGTCTACGGCTGGCACATCGACACGGTCTCCGAGCACCTGGAAGCGGTCGGTCGGGGGGAAATCAAGCGATTGATCATCAACGTCCCGCCGCGGACCATGAAGAGCCTGACGAGCTGCGTCTTCTGGCCTTCCTGGGAATGGTTGAGAGCGCCGGAGACGCGCTGGCTCTTCGCGTCGTACGCAGAGAACTTCGCCCACCGCGACAGCCTCAAGATGCGCCGGGTCATCCGCAGCGCGGGGGGCAGCGAAGAGGGCACGATCTTCCAGCGGCTCGGCTACCAGGGCGTCCTCTCGCTGCTCTCAGACGAGCCCTGGGAGCTGACCAAGGACCAAGACGCGAAGTCCCGCTACGACAACACGGCGGCGGGGATGCGACTGGCGACCGGTGTGCGCGGTCAGGCCACGGGCGAGGGCGGCGACCGAATCGTGGTCGACGACCCGCTCTCGGCCAAGCAGGCGCGCTCAGACGCCGACCGGGAGTTCGCGAACACGTGGTGGGACGAGACGATGTCCACCCGGTTCAACAACGACCGAGCGGCTGCGGTGATCGTGATGCAGCGCCTCCACGAGGAGGATCTGACTGGGCACCTGCTGGAGAAGGGTGGCTGGCACCACCTCTGCCTCCCGGCCGAGTACGAGCCCTCGCACCCCTTCGTCTACCCCGAGCGCGCCGAGCTTCCCTCCGGGAAAGAGATCCCCGGGGACCCTCGCACCGAGGAGGGAGAGCTGCTCGACGCCGAGCGCCTCGGCACCAAGCGCCTCAACGAGCTTCTGCGGGACCTCGGCTCCTATGGCTATGCCGGGCAAATGCAGCAGCGCCCCGCACCCCTGGAGGGCGGGATGTTCAAGCGGAGCTCGTGGCAGCGCTGGGAAACCCATCCGCCCTTCGAGCGCGTCGTCGCCTCCTGGGACATGCGCTTTTCCGACAGTCAGGAGGCGGCTTCCAGCTATGTCGTCGGTCAGGTCTGGGGGGTCCACGGGGCCAACCACTTCCTTCTCGCGCAGATCCGGGCGCGCCTGAGCTTCACCGAGACGCTAAAGGCGGTGCAGGCTCTCGATGACTTCCGCCGAGCCCCGGCGAAGCTGATCGAGAAGAAGGCCAACGGGGCTGCGGTGATGGACACGCTGAAGGCGAAGATCCCAGGCCTGATCCCGATCGAGCCCGAGGGCGGCAAGGAGGTGCGCGCCGCAGCGGTGGAACCGACCGTCGAGGCCGGGAACGTCTACTTGCCAGAAACCGAGTACATCCCCGCGCCACCCGGCTACGAGATGACCCGCGTAGACGACTTCATTTCCGAGCATGCGGTCTTCCCTAACGGCGCCCATGACGACCAGGTCGACGCGATGAGCCAAGCGCTCAACTGGATCGCAAGCGCTCCGGGCCCCGCCTCCAGCACCAAGAACCACCCGTGGCGCTGAGCGCCTGATCCCTTTGAAGGAGAGCCTTGAAGCCCAACGCCTCGGCGACCCACATCGCTGACCTCATCGCCGAAGACGAAAATCGCCGCTCGGGGGAGTACCAGCGGGCGTGGAACGCCTACGACGGGGAAGGGCCGACCTACCTCGAGGTTGAGGACGGGATCGACGACAACATCCGCCTCGACTACCCGGCGCTCCTGGTCGACAAGGGCGTGTCGTTCCTCCTAGGCAAGGACGGCGGCGTAACGCTGCAGCCCAGAGCTCCTGACGCTGCCGATCCGGATGCAGCCGACGAGGAGGCCGAGGACAAGACCGATGGCGCCCCCGACGCCGAGCAGGCCGCCGAGGAAGAAGAGGAGCGCGCTACCGCCGAGCTCGACGCGGCCTGGCCCCCGATGCGCCGGCAGATCGACCTCCACAAACTTGCCACCAACGGAGGGGTCTGCGGCCACCTCTGGGCGCTGATTTACAAGGACGGCCGCGTCTCCATCCTCGACCCCGGGAACTGCACGGCGATCTGGAACGAGGACGACCACACCGTCATCGAGCGCTACATCGTCCAGTGGACCACGGTGGATGAGGACAGCGGCCTCGGCGTGGTTCGTAGGTGGCGCATCGAGCCCGACAACGCCCGGAAGCCCACCTCTTGGACCAAATGGCTTGAGGAGCACAACGAGGACGCGAACGAGTGGGTCGAGCTGGAAGAAGTCCCGTGGCCCTACGAGTTCGCGCCGATCATCGACGGTCAGAACCTGATCTCGCCGAACACCTTCTATGGCAAGGCCGACCTCTCGCCGGCGCTGCTTGACATGGTGGAGCAGCTTGAGTCCCTGGCCTCCGACATGCGGCGGATCGCCCGTCTCCACGGCCACCCGGTGCCGGTGTTCACGGGCACCGACGCCGACAAGCTGCAAAGCCTCGAAGTCTCGATCGGCTCGCTCGTTGCCGTCCCCGACAAAGACGCGAAGCTCGGCCAGCTCGCGATCGCCGAACTGACCTCGCTGCTGGAACTCTTCAAAGAGCTGAAGTCCGCCCTCTTCGAGTCAGGGCACGTACCGAAGGTGGCATTGGGCGAGACCACGAACTCCGGGCCCACCAGCGGGGTGGCGCTGAAGGTGGAGTACGAACCCCTCGCCGAGCGCACGGGAACCAAGCACCTGACCTACGGCTACGTCGTCTCGGAGATCGCCCGCCGCATCTTGGCGCTCAAGGGCTTCAAGAACTGGACGGTCACCCTGGGCTGGCCGGACTCCACCCCCTCTGATCCGAAGGCCGACGCTGAAGCCGACGAAGCCGAGCTGCGGATGGGGATCGTCTCCAAACGCACCGTCGCCGAAAAGCGCGGCTACGACTGGGATGTCGAGCAGCAGCGGATCGCCGAGGAGAAGACGGCCGATGCGGAGGCAGCAGCCAAAGCCTTCCGTGAAGGAAACGTCGAAGACGAATAGCGAGGAGCGACCATGTACTTCCCGATCCCCCTGCCGATCCACAATGCCGGAGAGCCCGAGACGCAGCTTCAAAGGGCCCTGCGCGAGTTCGCTTGGAACCTGCACACCCTGCTCAATTGGCGACTGCCGAAGGCGTTCGGCCTTGACCGTTGCTCCGAATGCGGTGCGAGGCCCTGCGGGACGCAGCTCGGCCGCAAGTGGCTATGTAGTGCCCATTCCTGTTTCGAATCGAACTGGTAGCACCATCAAACCGGGGCGCTGCCCCAGAGGGAGAGAACCACAATGGCCGAAGTCGAACGTGCCCCGCAACAGCCCACCGCCGCCGGCGTGGAACCCGCCGTGATCGAAGGTATGAACGCTGCCGATACGCAGCTCGTGCCGAACAGGAACGGCGATGTGGTGCTGCGCGTCAAAAACGAAAGCGGCGAAGCGACCAAAGTCACCATCGTCACGCCGAACGAAGTGAACGGCAACGCGATCGCCGACAAGGAAGTCGAAGTCGCGGCGGGCAAAACGAAGCTCATCGGCCCCTTCCCGCCCTCGACCTACAACACCAAAAAAGGCTTCCTGCAGGTCAAATTCACCAAAACCACCTCGGTCAAACTCGAGGTCACGCGCGTCACGGCGTAGCGAATGAGCCTGACTGCCACGCGCACCCGATCCGTCATCTTCGACCGTGATCTCGTTGCCGAGCTTGAGGAGACGGTGAACGCAATCCGATCGGAGTGGAGGGAGCGGGAACCGCACGTTTCTGACCCGGAGGTTCGCGCCGCAGCCAATGCCCGCCTCGACATTGCTAGCGGTTTGGTTGAGGTGCTCAAGGACCCGGGCCGGTAGATGATCCGAGCCGAGCGCGAGATCGCCAAGCAGCGCAGGCGCCTGATGGCGATTGAGTCCAACGGCATGTCGGAGATCGCCCGCTCCTATCAGGTGGTGCTGAAAAACCTCAACGCGCACCTGTCCGCGTTGGTGAAGCGGATCGATGAGGCCGAGGCGGCGGGCGTCGAGGTACGCCCGGGATGGCTGGCGGCCCAGGACCGCTACCGCTCCCTCATTGCCCAGCACGAGGCCAGCACGCTCGACTACCTGCAGTCCTGTATCACCACGATCCTCGATACGAAGAAGGCGGCCGTCGAGCTGGCGAACGGCGACGTGCCGGCCCTGACGCGAGCGGTCCTCGGTCGGGCTCCGGCCGCTGCTGAAGCGTTCGTTGCCAACAGTTTCTCCCGCCTCCCTGCCGAGCAGATGGCGCGGCTGGTGCGAAACGCCGCGGACGGGCGCCCTCTTGGCTCCCTGCTCGCTGAGATCGCGCCTCAGGCCACCCGAGGGGTGAAGGACGCCCTGCTCTCCGGGGTCGCGCGCGGGGCTTCGATCCGCAACATCGCCGCCGATGTGCGCAAGGCCTCGGGGCTCGCCCAGAGCCGCGCCATGCTCATCACCCGCACCGAGACCATCCGCGCCTATCGGGAGACCGCCCTGGAGGGATATCGGGGCTCGGAAGTGGTTACCGGGTGGATCTGGATTGCCGAAGTGAACGCCTGCCCGGTGTGTACGGCCGAACACGGCTCAGAACACACGTTGGACGAAGACTTCGCCTCGCACCCGGGATGCAGGTGCACGCCGCTGCCGCAGACCCGTAGCTGGTCGGAACTCGGGTTCGACCTGCCGGATGCCCGACCGGAAATCGTGGCCGGCGCGGATCGGTTCGCCTCGCTGCCCGAGGCCGACCGCCTCGCCATCCTCGGGCGGTCGCGGTTCGACGCCTACGAGGGCGGGAAGATCACCCTGCACGACATGGTGCGCGACACGCACTCGCCGCGGTGGGGGGACGGTAAGCGGACCGCGACTCTCGTCGAGTTGGGGATCGCGGCAACCTGACGCGCGACAACGGAACACCTATCCCGGTCGAGCAGATCCGCAGCGTCACGATGGAGAACAATCACTGCATGGAGCGAGTCCGGCAGGACGAGGAGCGCGCCCGCTAAGCGCGTAGGGCGACCGTGTCGCCTTCGGGGTTCGAGTCCCTGTCGCTCCGCTAGGCACGCGCCACTGTGTGCGCGGCCAGGGCAGGTGGAGCCTCGCCACGAGGCGCGGGGAGTCCGGACCCTCCACTTGCCCGACGTCTTCCAGCGCTATAGCTCGCTTGGATCGCGATCCGGCGTTGGTAGTCCGCATCGGCCCCTGCTCCCGGTGCGGAGAACTTCGAATACAGGCCCCCCACAAGGGTGGGGGCGCCGCAATGCCTAAGGAGGCACCCGCAAGTGCGGAGAGTCCGTCGTATCCGAATGTCCCTGAAGTTCCTGCTGCTGGTTGTCGGATCGGTGATCCGCCAGCGGGCCTTCGCGCTGAAGCCCCTCGCCGGGGGCCTGAGCGGCGTCACCGTCACGCCGCAGGGTGAGTTCCTCCCCCAGATGTCAGGTGGAGCCGAGACGCCGGAGGAGAAAGCCGAGCGCGAGGCCAAAGAGGCTGAGGCGAAAGCCGAGGAAGAGCGCGAAGCTGCCGAAGAGGAGGCCGAGGCCGCCGAAGCGGCTGCCCGCAAAGCCGAGGAGGAGGCGGCCGGCACCGAATGGGAGGGCGCCCTCGATAAAGAGAAAGCCGAACGCGCCGTCCGCAACGCTCGCCGCAAGGAACGGGAGGCCAAGGAGCGCGCGGAGGCCGCCGAGAAACGAGCCCGCGACCTCGAGCAGGCCCAGGAGACCGAGCACGAGACCGCGAAACGGCAGGCCGAGGAGCGCCGGGTAGAAAACGAGCGCCTGCAGGAGTCCAACCGCCGCCTGAAAGCCAACGAGGCCCTGCGGGACGCTGCCGCCGATGCAGACGTGCCGCCGACGAAAGTCCGACGCCTCCTGAAACTGGTTGATCGGGACACGATCACCTTCGACGCCGACGGCGAGGTTGATACTGAAACCGCCGAGGAAGCCGTCAAGGACGTGCTCGACGAGTTCCCCGAGTTCAAGGCCGAGGCCAAGCCCGCAAAGGACCCCGAGGAACAGGAAGAAACCCCCGGCGGCAACCCGGACCGCAAACGCAAGCCGAAGAAGATCGACCGCGCTGAGGTCGAACGGCTTGCGAAGGAGGACCCCGACGAGCTCAACAGGCTCATCGACGAGAACAAGGTCCCGGCCTCCGCCCTCAGCTAGCGACTTGTGAGGTGAGACGCGGCGGCAAGTGTCGCTCCCGACGCCTCCCCACAACCGACGTAGGCGGCAAGTGCCGCCTAACCCCGCGCTCCAAGTGGCGAGCGGGCAGCCCCATACCTACAAGCTCGAAGGGAGGTAGCCCCCGTGGCTATCAGCAACTTCATCCCCGAGCTGTGGTCTGCCCGCCTGCAGAGGCACCTGGACCGCACGCTCGTCTACGCCCAGGAGTCGGTGTGCAACCGCGACTGGGAGGGGGAAATCAACGAAGCCGGCGACACCGTCCACATCCAGAAGGTCGGTGACCCGGAAATCAAAACCTACGTCCCCGGCGTCGACATGGACTCGCCCGAAGAACCGGACGGGACCACGCTCGCGCTGATTATTGACGCGTTCCGCTACTTCAACGTGGCGATCGACGACGTCAACAAAGCGCAGGTCAACGTCAAACTGCTCGACTCCTTCGCGAAACGAGCGGGCGTCAAGATGTCCCAGGCGATCGATGCCTTCGTCGCCGCCAAGATGGTCGCAGCGGCTACCGTCAACAAAGTCGGCACCGACGCTGTACCTACCGTCGTCAAGGCCGACGGTAGCGGCGACTTCACCCCGTACGATTTCTTCGTCGAGCTCGCCGGACTCCTCGCCGACAACGACGCCCCCGACGAGAATCACTGGGCCGCCGTCAACCCGGCGCTCATGCGGGAGATCCGCAAGGACGACGCCTTCATCAAAGCGTCCGAGATGGGCGCGGAGATGGTCCGTAACGGCCGCATCGGCGAAATCGCCGGCATCGAACTCATCCAAACCACGGGGACCCCGTCCTCGGCGGGCTCGGGTGGCTCTCCGGTGGCGAGCTGGAAGATCCTGGCGGGCGCCGGGAACTACTCCACCACGTTTGCCTCGCAGATCGTCGAGACCGAGGCGTTCCGCCCGGAGCGTCGGTTCGGAGACGCGGTCAAGGGACTGAACGTCTTCGGCGCCAAGGTTCTGGAGCCCGAGACCCTCGTCATCGGCCACGTCGCGAAATAAGGAGGCGATCTAGATGGCAAAGCAGAAGACCTCCACTGAGGTCAACGAATACCGCCACACCGAGACCGAGGAGACGCTGAGCGCCTACGTCGGGTCCGAGCTGGACAAAGTCCTGCTCAAGGACCCCGACTACGAGGTGGTCGGCGAGCGGACCCCGGCTCCCGAGGAGACGACCCCGGAGGGCGAGCCCGAGCCGACCCCACAGAGCGGGAAGACCCGCTCCGACGGCGGCCGTGTCACGGCGGCCGACCTGGAGGGCAAGAGCCGCGATGAGCTGAACGATATCGCGACCGAAGCCGGGGTCGAGAACCCCGACGGGTTCGCCAACAAGGGCGAGGTGACCAAGGCGATCCTCGAGGCCTCGGGCACCCCGGAGGGCTAGGCCGATGCCCGGCGCCTCCGAACGCGAAAAGGTCGCCCGCGTCACTTACAACTTCGCCCGCGACGGCGGAGCTGTAGGTGACATCGCCCTCTCGGGCGACGGCATTCCCAATGGAGCGATCATCCTCGATTCACTGATCAAGGTGGAGACGCCTCTGGATTCAGCCAATGACACCGCCACGGTGGCGCTGAAGATCCAGGGGGCAGGCGACCTACAGGCCGCCAAAGCCGTCTCCGAAGCGCCGTGGTCGACGGCCGGCGCCAAGCGCGGCGGTCTCGACGCCGACACGGCGCCGATCCTGCTTACCGCCCGTCGCCGGGTCACGGCGACGGTCGCGGTGCAGGCCCTCACGGCCGGGAAGTTCACGGCCTACGTCCGCTACCTGGACGCCTAGCAGCACCTTTCACGCCGCGCAGCATCGAGCGATGCACCCCGAGAGGGAAGAGCCCGGGATCGCACCCCGGGCGCGGCCTTTCCTGATCCCTACCGCCGGGAGGCGCAGTGAGCCAGATCGTTGACGAGCTGCGCCGGATGTGCGCGGTCGAGAAAGACCAGTACACGATCGGTAGCACCGCCTACTGGACCGACGATCAGCTTGAAGGGGTCCTGGCAAACCACGTAGCCGAGCAGCTTCTTCAGGTGCCGGTGGTGGAGGTCGTCACCCGGTCTGAGGCCAACCAGCTGCAGGCGATGAACGCACATGTCACGTTCCCCGGCACTCTCGACATCGAGACGGCCACGGTTACCGATTCGGCCGGTGCTGCAGTCGAAGGGGTGACCTTCCACGCCGATGGAAGGCTCGACTTCGCGAGCGACCAGATCGGGCGGCCTCTCTACCTGACCGGCCTCGTCTATGACCTGAATGCCGCTGCAGCAGATGTCCTAACCGACTGGGCATCAGCGGTGAAGGGCGGCTACGACGTCACGGTCGACGGTCAGCAGTTGAAGCGAAGCCAGCGCCACGCCCAATTGCTTGCCCAGGCAGAGGAGTTCAAGCGCAAGCGGGTCATCCGTTCGGTTCGGATGCGTCGCGGCGATCAGCTTCCGCGTCGGAGGGCCCGCCGATGAGTGACGGGATCAACGCGGCAGAGCTTGCGGAGATCCGCAGAGACGCGGAGGCGCAGCTGTTCAGCGTCGGGCGCATCCTGCGCTACTCGAAAACCGCCGACGGAGCAGGCGGCTGGGACGAGGACTATAAACCCGGTCCGGCGCTCCCTTGCGCGATCGCCCCGGTGGGTCACATCGGCTCGGGCAGCAGCGCAGGCGAGCGCCTCGACGAGGGGAGCACGCACGTCACCACCTGGCCGGCCTCGACCGAAGTCAGCTCCGACGATCGCTGCGAGGTCGACGGCGTCAGCTATTCGATCACCGCGCTCCGGGAGTTCGGGGCGCTTAACGCAACCCGACGTGTGGAGGTGAGAGCGCTTGGCGACGGTGCTTAAGAGCCGCATCCCCCAGATCATCGCCGGAGCCGAGGCAAAGGCTCGTGCGGCGGTAGAGGTCACGGTCTTCAACATCGAGGCTGGCTGCAAGCTGCGCTCACGGGTGGACACCGGCCAGATGCGGAGTGCCTGGCACGGCGAGATGACCGGTGCGCTAGAGGGCGTTGTGGCCAACCCCGTAGAGCACACGATCTTCAACGAGCTGGGGACGGTGAACATGGCGGCCCAGCCGATGCTTGCGCCATCGGTCGAGCAAGAGCGCGGACCGTTCTATGCCGCGATGGCGGGGGTATACACGTGAGCGCGACCCTGACTGCGGCGGGGTGGCCCCGCCCGATCATTGACGGCTGGCCCGTCCCTTGGGTCTCCCCGGCCGAGAACCTCGGGACCACGAGCGGCGAGCGCATCCTTGCGACGAAGGAAGACGCGCTTTGCCAGGTCTGCGGAATCCCCTTCGAAGATGACGACGAGGTCGTCGTCTTCGTTACCGCCGAGGCGCGGAGCCGACACGAGGAGGTCGACCTCCAGGAGGTGCTCTGCCGGGCCACCGATGACGCCGTAATGCACCCCCGCTGCGCCAAGCTCGCCGCCGGAAGGTGCCCGAAGCTGCGCCGTGTCCAAGCGGAAGGCCGCTTCATCGCCTTCATCGGCCCGATCAGCGCCGTGCAGGAGTACGAGGCACCCGAGGAGGAGCACGACCCGGAGCGGAAGGCGACCTACACCTTTCTGGCGATGCAGGGCGAAGCAGCCACCCGCTTTGAGATCGGGACCGAGCCGTGAGTGATGACACGTACCACGTGATCCCGGTCGACGATCTGATCGAGCACGACACCGAAAGCGACGACTGCCCCTGTGGCCCTGACATCGAGGCGGTGGAGCGCGACGACGGCTCGATGGGCTGGCTTGCGACGCACCACGCACTCGACGGCCGCGAACACGATGAGGAGGGCCACGACAAGGCCGCCTGTCCCTCTTGTGCTGCAGGAGTGAATACGTGATCGAAGACTCCGTCCCCACCCTCGATCCGGACCTCCTCTACGAGGAATGCCCGGACTGCAACGGTGGCGAATATGAGGGCTGCCTCACCTGCTTCGACGAGGGTCTTGTACCCCACGCCTGCCAAGACGAGGGCTGAGCGGTGCCGACGAACCCCGCCCCCGATCCGGTTCGCGCCGGGATCTACTCTGCGCTTCGAGAAGACGCCGAGCTGGGTGAACTGCTCTCAGCGCCGACCGAAATCCACCACCGCAAAGCGGCGAGCGGTTCAACCCCCCCGTACGTCGTCTTCAACCTTCAGGCGGGAACGGAGATCTGGACTTTCGGTAAGGGAGCCGAGCAGGCGCTCTGGCTGATCAAGGGAATTTGCCGCGGATTGAAGGCGGATGCGGCTGAGTCGATCGACCGCCGCGCCCAGGCCACCCTCCACAAGCGTCGCCTAGAGATCGAAGGCGGCCGCCTCTCCATCCTTCGCGAGTCCGCCGTGGACTACTCCGAGGTCGAGAGCGGAGAGACCTGGCACCACGTCGGCTCCATCTACCGCATCTTCCACACCTAGCTTCAGGAGGTATAGCCCTTGTCCCGACTCACCGAGATTCGTGAGGCGCTGCGCGACCTTCTACCAGACGATGACGGGGAGACGTTCGCCGCAGAGGTGCTGACGGGCCGGCAAGCAGAGCAGGAGACCTTCAAGGGCCGGATGGGCCCGCCGCAGATGGTGATCCGCGTCTACGTTGGCGACCCCGCCGACAAAGAGGCGCAGGCACGGCTGGACCGCTTCCTCGACGACGAGGAGGAAGGCTCAGTCGCCGATCGGCTCTACCACGGCGACCAGAAGCTCGGTGGCCTCGTCAGGGGCCTTCGCATCGTCAGCGCAAGCGGCTGGCGCATCTACCCGACCAAGGACGGCCAACTGCTCGGTGCTGAGTGGGTCGTCCAAACCCGATAGGAGGGACGAACGTGCCGAAGTACGTCGTCACCGGTACGCGGCCCCAGTTCGGCCACCGGCCGGGAGAAGAGTTTGAGGCGGACCTACCCGAGGCCATGGCGCAACGCGCCATCGACCGCGGCGGTATCGCTCTTGCAAAAGACGGAGACGGCCTCGATGCCAAGACCCGGGAGGAGCTGAACGAGCTCGCCGGGATCGCCGGCGTCGCGAGCCCCGAGAAGCTCGGCACGAAGGCCGAGGTCATCGAGGCAATCCATGCCGCCACCGAAGGGCCGGACCAATCCGGCAGCAACCAAAAGAAGGAGGAGTAGCAAATGGCTGTTGGAGCCAAGGAGCCGCTGCTGGATGCAGACATCGCGTTCGACGGCACCGACTTCTCGAACACTTCGAACGAAGTGACCATCGAGGACAGTGCGGCCGAGCACGACGTCACCGGCTTTCAGGGCGGCGAGTACACCGAGGAGACCCCAGGCCTGAAGACGGCGGTCATCAACATCAACGTCTTCCAGGACTACACCGGCGGGAGCGTCCACCAGACCGCCGCGCCGCTCTACCGCAACCGGACCAAATTCCTGGTGGTCGTGAAGCCCGACGCCGATGAAATCGCCGCCGACAACCCGGCCTTCGCGATGGTCGTGCGCCTCTTCAAATACACCTCCGTCGGCGCGAAAGTCGGCGACCCGCAGACGATCCCGCTCGAATGCCGCAACGCGAGCCGTCACGGGCTCAAAGAATTCGACAAAAAAGCGGATCTCGAAGCCTTCGAAGCCGAAGTCGCCGCCGAACTGTAGGCGTCGGCCTACACATACCGAAAGGAAGTACCTAAGTGGGACGAATCACCGCGGAGCAGCTCAACGAGTCAGCGTCCGTCTTCACGTTCAAAGAGGAAGAGGTCACGATCGAGGAGCTGGGTGGCACCATCCTGGTCCGCGAGTTGGCGGCCGGGCGGCGCGCGAAGCTGCTCAAAGGGCTGCTGGACGAGGATGGCAACGTCCGCGACGTGATGGAGTTCCAGTGCCGCATGTTCGCGGCGGCCTGCATCGATCCCCAGATGAAGACGGCGGAGGTCCGGAAGTTCCTGCCCAACTGGCCGTCCTCCAAGGCGGACCTGGTCCTCGACGTTGCCGGGAAGCTGGGCGGCAACAAGAAGGAGGAGGAGGCCAAGCGAGAGGCCGAGTTTCAGGACGAATCCTGACCTCCGCTTCATGTTCGAACTCGCCGAGCAGTTGGGGAAGACGGTTGGCGAGCTCGAAGGCGTAGTTCCCGGTCTCGGCATGTCCGAGACCGAGCTTCTGTACTGGAAGGCACTCAACAACGTCCGGCGTCGTGAAGCCGCTCGTAGGCCTTCCATCTAGGTAATCCACTCCGATCCGAAGGGTGCTCGGCATGAACGCCGTCCCGGCGGCGGTCCTGAGCGTCCTCGTCCAGGCGAGGGGCATCAACCAGACCAACGCCCAGCTCGCAAAAACCGAGGGCTTCCTCCAGGGAGCAGCGGGTGCCGCGGGCCGGATGGCCCGGCAGCTCGTGACGGGGCTCAAGTACGCCTCGCTCGCGGCTGCCGGCGCCATCGGAGTGGCCGTCAAGAAGGCCATCGACTTCGACAAGGAGATGCGCAACGTCAACTCGATTGCGCAGCTCAGCGAGAAAAAACTGGGGCGGGTCCGAGACAAGGTCCTCGAATTGGCGGGCAAGACCGCCCAGGCCCCGGTCACCCTCGCCAAGGGCCTTTACGACCTCGTCTCCTCTGGCTTCAACGCCGACGAATCGCTTCGAATCCTCTCCAAATCGGCCCGGGCCGCCACGGCTGGGCTCACGACCACGGAGATCAGCACCAAAGCAGTAGCCGCCGTCCTCAACGCCTACCACCTGAAGGCGAAGATGGCGGGAGACACCTCCGACGTTCTCTTCGAAATCGTCAACCGAGGTGTCATCAGCTTCGAGGAACTGGCTTCGCAGATCGGCGATGTACTGCCCTTCAGCGCCTCCCTCGACGTAAATCTTCGGGAGGTCGGCGCGTCGATCGCCACGATGACCAAAGCCGGTATCTCCGCCCCGGAGACCATGACCCGGATCAAGGCCGTCATGGTCACCCTGCTGAAGCCCGGCGAAGCGCTGAGCAAGGTCATAAAGCAGCAGGGATACGACTCCGGCGATGCGATGGTGAAGGCGCTCGGTTTCCAGGGCACCCTTGAAGCGCTCTCCCGCGCCACTGGTGGGTCGAAGTCCGCGCTCGCCGAGCTGTTCCCCAACGTCCGTGCCCTCGGTGGCGCCCTAGCCCTGACCGGCGACAACGCGAAGGTCGCCCAGGAAGACCTCGCGGGTATGCAGGACGCCTCTGGGGCCACCGCCCGGGCCCTGAAGGAGCAGTCGAAATCGATCTCCTACCAGTGGAACCAGCTCAAGGCCACCGCTGAAGCCCTGGGCATCCAGTTCGGGGAAAAGCTGCTGCCGGAAATCGGCCGGGTGATCAAGATCATCACCAACCCGAACCTCTCCACCGAAGAGAAGTTCACCAAGGTCTTCGACCTGATCCTGCGTGGGGCGGAAAACGCCCTGAAGGGCGGGATCGACCTAGCGAAGGACTATGGGCCGAAGATCATCGGCGCTCTCGTTTCCTCGATGGCAGGTGCCTGGTGGGAGATGAACGGCCTCGGGAAGGTTCTCTCGCTGGCGGCGCTTGTGCGGCTGCTGGGGGGGAAGGGAGCGCTCACCGCGACGGGGCAGGCGATCGGCCGCTCGCTCGGACTGGGCGTCAGCCAGGGGATCGCGACGACCGTGGCCGCGACCGCCGGACCGGCAATGGCCGCCGCTGAGGCCTCAGCGGCTCGCGGGGTGGCAGGTCCCGGTGCGGTATTCCCCGTCGTCGCCTCCAAGGCCCCCTTTGGCTCGGGCGCGGCACAAGCGGCGGCCGCCAACGCACGCCTGCGCGAAGCCGGAACGGCAGCGATCGGCGAGGGAGGTCTGTTCTCGGTTCCCAATCTCAAGCGGGAGATGCTGGCGCGCGGGCAGAGTGGAGGAAAAGCCTTCTGGCAGGGTTGGACGGCGAGCGTCCGCGGCGCTGTTCCGAAAGCGAGGGCCGCGTTTAGGGGTCTCGGTACCGGGCTGGCTCGAGGTGCGACGACCTGGGGACTGGGAGGTCTCCTCGTCGGCGGGATGACCAAGGAACTGGTCGGAGGCGACACCGGCAAGCGGATCGGCTCGGCTCTCGAAGCCGCCGGCGTCGGCGCAGCGATCGGCTCGGCCATCGCTCCGGGGGTTGGGACCGCGCTAGGCGCAACCCTCGCCGTCGGGATTGAGAGCTTCATTTCCGGGTCGCACGACGACTGGGGCGATCAGCTTGCGCAGGACTACATGGCCAGCTTGAAACAGCGGATTCCGGAGATCAAGCAGATGGTTCGTACGATGGATCTCGGCAGGCAGGGGGATTTCGCGACTTCTCGCGCGGAAGTCGCCGGTGTTCAGGTATCCGCGCAGGAACGGGTCGGGCGCTCTGGGTTGCGCGGACTTCGCTCAGAACTTCAGGAGGAGCTGAAGAACCTGGAGGGCGTCGGCGCCAGCAGCGCGGCCCTCGACACGGTGCGCCAGAAGCTCGAACTGGTTAACCGCGTGGTGCGGGAGGGCGTCGAAACGGTCGCCACCTACAAGCGTGGGTTCGACCTCCTGCAGTCCGGGACCGTGACCCGGATGAAGGACATTGCCGACGTCACCCAGCAGAACGTCGGGCGGATCAACGACGTCTGGGCCCACAACCCCGAGAGGTGGCGACAGGCGATGGCCGAAAGCATGGCCGCCAGCATCTCGGCGATCAAGGCGGGGATGCGGCAGGGGGTAATCGAGACCGACGTCGGGTTGAAGCGGATCAAGGAACTGACCCGCAACCAGCGCCTCTTCGAAGGCCGCGACCCGCTGGGGCTCGCGAAAGGCTTCTCCGCCAGTTGGGTGGAGGTCGGGCGGGTCAACGACCAGCAGATCGACGGGCAGATCAAGACCCTGCAGAAGCTCCCGAAGGGCGCGCGGGAAACTGCGCAGACGGCGATGGTCGGGATGGCCCGCACCTTGGAGAAGGAAGGCAGGCTCGTCAAAGGGTCCGCTTCCCGTTTGCAGTCTGCCCTCGTCACCAAGTTCGGCAAGACGAACCAGCAGATCGTCACCGAGACGAAGAAGGGCGTGCGGGCGATCGGGCAGGCCTTCTCCAGCCTTGGGCCGATCGTGTCCGGCTTGGTCAACTCGGTCTCCGGCTACCTGCAGGACCTCGGTGTCAACGTTGACGCGATCCTCAAGGCGTTCGGGGTCAAGCAGACGGTCAACTTCTCGGTGAAGACGGTGAAGGCCGGCGCTGACGCCGTCGGCCGCGCCGTTTCGGGGATCTTCGGAGACAACAAGAAACAGAGCGGCGGCTTCATCGTCCCCGGCACCGGTTCGGGGGACACCTTCCGCACGATGCTCCCGGTCGGGAGCTTCATTGAAAACCGGGAGGCGGTGAAAGCTCTGCCCTTCCAGAAGGGCGGGGTGACCCCGGTAGCGCTGGAGCCCGGCGAGCGTGTCTACCTGCCCCGGGAAGTGCGGATGTACGGGCAGCGAAACCTCGAAGCTCGGAACGCCGCGGTGCCTCGATTCCAGAGAGGCGGAACGCTCGGCAAGCCGCAGGTCATGGGTCCCGCAGGACCACTACGGGATCTCGGTCAGAGCGCCGCCGACAAGAGCTACAACGCCGCACAGGATTTCATCAAAGCCCACAAGCCGGCGGGCGGGTTCGAAGGCCTCGGCAACGCGCCTGCGGCCCTACGCGAAGCGATGGCGCTCGCCCGCTCCAAAGGGCTGGAAATCACGTCAACCATCGGCGGCGAGCACGCTCCCGGGTCCTGGCACTACAAAGGCCGAGCCTTCGACGCCTCCAACGGCGTCAACACCCCACAGGAGCGCGAATACGCGATCGCTGCCGCGAAGAAGTGGGGCCGCCACATCCTCGAGCTCTTCTTCGATCCCCTCGGCTGGTACATCAAGAACGGCCAGAAAATCTCAGGGGCGATCGGGGACCACTCCGACCACGTCCACACTGCGATGCAGCTGGGCGGCCTGCTTCAGAAGCTCGCCGGCGGCGGGTTCGTCGATGCGTCCTCATCTCAGAAGAACGTCGCCCTCGCAATCGGCCGCGAACTGCTCGGCAGGGGTCTCAACTACAAGGGCGCCGCCGGAGTCATCGGCAACGCCTGGCGAGAGTCGCTGTGGAATCCGGCTTCGATCGGTACCGGCGGCCGGGGCCTGTGGGGCTTCGACTTCTACGAGCAGCAGCTTCTCGAACAGGCCCAGAAGCAGGGCGTGTCCTGGGCGAGCATTCCCTTCCAGACCGAATTCATGTGGTCCGGGCCGGAACCTGCCTCGAAGCTGAAGGGCGCCCTCAACTCCCAGCCCTCGGCAGCCGCCTCAGCAAAGCTCTTCGATTCCGAGTGGGAGCGCTCGGGGATCAAAGCGATGAGCGATCGGATGAACGGTGCGCGCGAAGCGATGCGGCTGATGACGGGCTCGGATATGGAAGCTGTCGGGGGGCGCGCCGAAGGCAAGAACCGCAAGCACAACTACCAACAGCGCCTCAAGGCGATCGAACAGGAAGTAGCTCAGGCCCACTCCGCTCCCGCCAAGCTCTCCAAACTCTGGCGCCTGATCAAGTTCTGGGGTCGGGTCGGGATGTTCGACAACGACGAGCACGCTCACATCATCGACGCCGTTCAGAGTGCGGCCGCCCAGACGAAACCGCAGGGAGCGGTAAGCATCCTCTCCAATCTCGCCGACTACGCGAAAGGCCACGGCGAGATCACCGGGCAGGACCCCTCCAACTTCCAGAGCCTCGAGAAGGCGATCGAGCGCGCTCAGGAGCGTGGCCAGGAGCAGCGGAAGAAGGCCGTCGAGCGCCAGAAAAAGCACGTAGAAGCGGTGAAGGCCCGGGTGGCTTCGAAAATCGCCAAGCGCGCAGCCTTCCCCGAGCTGGTGACGCAGCTCTCAGGGCTCCGCCGCCAGGCCGACGTAGGGGAAGAATACGCCTCTCAACTCGTCTCCCTGGAGCCGGAAAACGTCACCGACTCCTACGTCGGGCTGGAGCGCGGCGCCTACGGTGAGGAGCTGAATCGCCTGCTCTCCTGGCGCAACATGACCGTGCGAGCGCAGGAAGCGGCGAGTCGGGAAATCGGCAACTTCGAATCGCAGATCGCGAATATCGAAGCATTGAACATCGGAGTGGGTCCGGGGATGGCTGCGCCGGCCGGGAGGAAAGGCAAACAGCTAGGCGGCCTGATCGAACTCTTCGCCAAAGGTGGCAAAAGCGGGTTGGGTGGCGCCCAGAACACGAAGCCCGACAAAGGCCGGGGCGTCCCCAGCGACACCTACGCCCAGTACAAGAAAGTCGCCTACAAGATCCCGCTGCTCGAAGAAGCGATCGCCAACGCAAAGACGATGCGCGACGAAACCTGGGCGGGGGAACTGGAAGAGATCCAGGGCCTCTCGGGGCCGAAGGGCATCCTCGGCTCTCTGCCCTCTGAGCCGCAGGCCGGAGCCTTCGGCGGGCGCATCTTCGAGATTCAGAACTCGATCCGCGAACTCGCCCTGAAGGTGGGCGATGCCACCTCGGGGATCTCCGAACTGAAGCAGCTCGAAGCCCAGTTGAACGTCGACTGGCACAAGCGATTCCTCGTTTCGGAGGCCCAGCGCAACACGATCCGCGACTTCGAGAGCGCCTACGGCCCGGGCCGCTTCGCCGGCACCTTCGCCAAGGGCGGCTACATCGGTGCGGGCGAGTGGGGTGTGGCGGGTGAGACCGGCGAGGCCGAGATCGTCCAAGGCCCCGCCCGCGTCTACAGCCCCGCTGAGACCGAGGCGATGCTGAGTGGTGGCGGAGAGCCCCGGGTGATCATCAACGGGGACATCGTGCAGCAGCCCGGTGATACCCGCGATCCGGTCGAAGTACTGCTCGGCAGTCACAAGCTGAAAGCCCACATCGAGAAGACGGCCCGCGAGGCCCGCGGCACCGGAAGACGAACCCCTGGAGGGAGGTGAAGGTAGTTGACGGAAGAGACCTGCGTGCTCGACCCGGTCGAGTTCATTCCCGAGCGAGTGGAGCTGGCGCTGGACCAACTGGGGCTCGAGATCCGCGCCGAGGGCGTCGACTGGGGGGAGAGCCAGATCACCCCGCAGATGGTCCGACAGGCCGAAGGCGAAGTCTCTTCCGACGGGCACCGTGAGGGTGTCCAGATCCGGATACCGATCCGGGTAAAGGAGGAGGGCGCAGTCTCCCTTGCCGAAGCCGCTCACAAGCTCCAGCAGAAGTGCGGGACGCTTCAGGAATTCGGAGGGTGGATTCGCCGGGACTTCGACGAAGCCGGAGGCTTTGCGGGCTCGGTCGGCTACAAGATCCTGCGGCACACGCTTTCGATCTCGGGACTCGACGGGTGGCTGTTTGCGCACAACCGCGATGCACCGGACGTGGTTATCACGGCGACTCGCTGGCCGATCGGGTATCCGACTGAAGAGGTCGAAGAAGGCCCGTTCACGAACGCCGCGGGCGAGCGGCACCTGATCTTCACTGAGGACGCAAGCCAGGGGTCCGCACCGGGCCTCTGGCGTGGGCGGATCAAGAACGAAGGGGTGGAAGACCTTCGAGGTTTGATCCTCTCTCGTGAATGCGAGACGGCTCCATCCGACCTCGAAGATCCCACGGCCCAGCCACACTACTTGGCCAAGAACCTCACCCCGTTGGGGGGCGCTGAAGTCAAAACTGTGTCGGGAATCGAACTCGTACAGGCGGAACTGGTCGGGGGGCAACTGGCGATCCTGGGCTCGGAAATCGCCGGCGAGGGCCATGTGACCCATCAGGGGCCGCGTGCAGTCTGGATGCGCGTTTACGTCCCGAGCGAAACGACCGACGGAGTTCGACTCCAGCTCCTTGTACGCGCACTCGGGGCTGCTCGGTGGGACGAATCGCTGCCCATTGTCACCATTCCCATCGTTGGTGGTTGGGTTCCTGTGTGTCTCGGCGTCGCGCGTCCGCAGGCTGCACTTCTCGGGGACGAGCGGTGGGAGTGGAAATTGACGGCTTGGGCGCCAGCAGGATCAGGGACCCTTCGAATCCGCGATGTTTACCCTCTCGCTACGGAGCAATATGTGTTGCTACGACAGCCAGAAGAACATCAGATCGCCGAGGGATTCGCAACGAAACCCCCAGGAACTGTCGTCAGCGGTTCCGGAGGCAAAGAATGGAAATCCCCATCCAGCGCGACGATTTCCGATGACAGTCGCGCCACGTGTACGCTTGGGCCAGGTGGAGAGTTCGGAGCCTATTTGGAAGCGAAGAATCTGGGCATCAAACTTCCTCCAGGCGCGATTCCGACGGGGGTGGAGTTCTCGTTTGAGCTGTCGGCAACCGTCGCTGCGGTGGCAAACAGTGCCAACGTCTACATTCTCAAGGCAGGCGCACTTCAAAAAGCAGTCAACAGGGCAACGGCAGACAAGTGGCCGACCACCGACTCGGTATTTGTCTTCGGTGGAGCATCCGATCTCTGGGGAGTCACGCTAACCGCGGCAGATGTCGAAGATCCCGGTTTCGGTGTAGCCCTGAAACCTTTTGCGGCCTATGTAGGGACGGTCGATTTAGGCGTTGACGCAGTTAATGCGACTGTCTACTACGCCCAGGAAGCCGATGGGGAGGACCGGGTGTGCTTCTCCTCGCGCTCGGTCGAGATCCGATCGGATGGCATTATTCGTCAGCATCCCACTGACGATGTTTGGGGCTACCTCACGCCGGATGGCTTTCCCCCAATTGCTCCCCAAGGAGGACTTGAGGGCCGCGCCGTTAGAACTGTTGTTATTCCATCGGCCGGGGACTTGGCAACCCTTCCGGATGGATCTACCCCGCTTTTACGAGCGACCACCTACCGACGGGCCGGGCATCTGTTCGCCCAAGAGCAGGCCATCTAACTAGCTCGGTTACCGATTAGCTTCGTAGACGACAGGAGCCAGGGAGAGGCTCGGCAGATACGGATCGATTAGGTAGGTTTTGAGCTGACTCCGGATACGGGCTTCTCTGAGCCGACAAGCCGCGACCCGGCTCTTCGTCGCGTGGCGGTGACGTAGCGATACACATCGCTCGCGAGCCCGAGTGATCCGCCTGGCCGCGATCGCTCCGAAGCCATCGAGGCGCGCATTCTCAATTTCGCAAAGGCGGACGGAGGGCGGACCACCTCCGTACATGACGTTATAGGGGTCCGAGGAATCCGCCAGTCCCATAAGGTGGCCAACGGCATGGACGACCGCGGGGCACATTTCGGAGAACGTCAGTCCGTCGGTGGTCAGCAGGAGACACCCTTCAGGCCGGATGTTCGCCACGGCTCGCCCCTGCTCGATGTCAGTGTATGCGGGGGGTCCAGGAGTGAGAATCCTGCGAACGGATGAGCACTCGGTCGGGATGCCAACGCCCCAGTAGGCGAGCGCAACGCGGTATGAGATCTCTGCCTCGCGCGACCAAGGAACTTCGAATTCGTCTGCTGCTGCTCCCGAAGGGAAGACCGCGGGTAAAACGGCCACGCATACTAGAACGGCGGCTAGGATTCGCCTCGTCATCGGGACTTACCTCCTGGTGACCATGCCCCGGGACGTTTGCCGCGTCGCCGGGGCGCTTGATTGATGAGGGAACGATAGCGCGTTCGGCGTCATCCCGCCAGACCTTCGATGCATCCCTCTTCTGCGTTTGCCTGTAGGCCTGAGCGATATTCGCTCGCATAGGCTCGGGCTACGGCGCTCAGGTTGTTCGAGACGCCGTATTCGCTGGCGAGCTCGGCCTGCGAGAAGAGGGCGCAGAATTCGCGCGATTCCTTCTGGACCTTCGCGGCAAGAGGGTTGCCGGACGGTTCAGGCGCAGGTTCCGGGGCTGGTTCTGGTTCCGGAGCAGGCGCCGGCTTGGGCTCGGGATTAGGGGTGGAACTTGGCTTCGCTGCCGCTGGCTTCGCCGGCTCCTCTTCGCCGTTGAGCCACTCCTGGAACGTAGTGCCCTCGGCACACCCCGAGAGCACGAATAGCCCCAGCACCACCGCCGCGAGTCCCGCCCAACGCGCCATAGCGGCGCATCGTACCCAAACCTGCCTCGTCCTGTCCCCATCCACCCTTCACCGACCTCCGAAAGGAAGCCGCTTCTTCATGCCCGTCGCCTCGAAATTCCCCAAAGAACTCGATGCGCTGGCGGTCGATGCGGCCAACGAGACCGGCGCGGTCTCAGGCAAAGCGGACCCGAAATTCGAACCGACCGGCGAAGGCCACCACGCGAAAAACCACAACCTCGCCAACGCGGCGATCAACGCCGTCCAGGACCTGCTGAAGGATGGGCGCCCAGGGGATGTTCTGATCGGCGACGACGAAGGCATTCCCTTCTGGACCGCGGGCGCGCTGCCGGTCACCGCCTTCGGTGCAGTTGCGGACGAGTTCTACACCGACGGCAAAGTCGTCAACGGCTCAACGACCTTCACCAGCGCAAGCGCCAAATTCACCGTCTTCGACGTCGGCAAGACGGTGGTCATCGGCAAGGGCGGTCCGTCGAGCTCCCAAGACCACCACACGACGATCAAAGAAGTCAAAAGCGCGACGGAAGTGGTGCTCAACAACGCCGCCCAGCGCTCGCAGGAAAAATGCCGTTGGCTGATCAGCCGCGCCGGTGACCAGACCGCGGCCATTCAAGCTGCGATCGACGAGGCCGAGAAACGAGGGGGCGCCAAAGTCTTCCTGAACGGGGTCGGCTTCCTCGCCTCGCAGATCAACCTCAAGAACCGCGTGGGGATCGTGGGGATGGGGCGGCGAGGAACCTGCCTGCACCAGGTCCACCAGTCGAACAAACCCCTCGTCATCACCGACTACACCGAAAACGACTCGGCGGGATCGTGCGCGGTCGAACATATCTGGCTCGATGGCGCCCGGGCGCGGCAGTCAGATGTAACGACGACCCTCTCAGCCAAATATACGGCGGGCGACTCCACCCTGAAACTCACGAGCGCTGCGAACTTCCTCCCGGTCGGGATGGTGATCGTCGGCACCACCCGCATCCACTACACGAAAAAGAACGGGAACACTCTCGAAGGTTTGACCGCGGGCCTCGAGGACACGACCGACGCAACCTCGGAATCGGGGACGACCGTCACGCAGAAATCCAACTGCGCCATCTACATGATCCGCCAGCCCTTCAACACCGGGGGCACCTACGAGGAGGCCTTCGACTCCCACCACATCGTCCGCACGGTGCTGATGAAGAACTTCAAGGGGGACGGGCTCCACAACTGGGCACAGTCAGAGGTCCGCTGTGAGGACGTATGGGGGCGCAACTGCGACGAGTACAGCTTCCGGCCGAGCTTCGACACGTTCCTCGCGAATTGCATCTCCGATACCTCGGGTCGCTCCGGCTACTACACGTTCGGCGCATCCAGCGGTGGGTCCAACAACAAGGCGTTCTTCGCGGGCGGAGTCACCCCGGAAGCCGGCCACGGGTTCTTCTTCGAGGGAAAGCCCAACTTCGACAACGAGGGCTCGAAGGCCTGGATGGGCTGCATCGCCCAGGACAACAAGGCCTACGGCTTCTACGGGCGGAACGCCGACCTGATCAACGTCAGCGGAGCTGCCTCGTCCAACAGCACTTCCTCCAAAGGGACTTACGCCGGCATCGGTCTCGACGGAGTGCGTCGCAGCATCCTCAGTGTCGTCTGCACCGAGCGCGAAGGCGCGACGTCCACCCAGCAGAACGCCCTCAACCTGCTTGCCACGACGCGGAAATGCGCCGGTAACACGATCGTGACCAAGCACTACCGGGCCGGTGGAACCGCCACGGTGGGCACGGCAATCAAGGCAGGGTCGGATCTTACCGGCGGCAACGACATCCAGGTTAACGGCATGGGGGGCGTGGTAGCACCGGCTTATGCGGCCGAATACACCCCCGATCCCTACGAAGCGACGAATCACATCGTCGGGGCCCTGACGGGCAACTGCACGATCAAAGCCCCGGCCAACGCCCATCTCGGGTGTCCCCTCACCTTCCTGCTGACCCAAGACTCTGTCGGTGGCAGGAAGGTGGCCTGGAACGCCGCCTTCTCCACCGGCGGCCTGGAAATCAACCCGCTCCCGGGCAGCGTCACGGTCGCTACCTTCATCTACAACGGGACCAGCTGGGTCTATCGATCCGCGGGCCCTCAGGTGGCATCGGGAGGGTTCGGGCGCCGGCTCCTGCGCATCCTCACGGAGGGGCTGCAGGACGCAACGGTGGTCATCGTCGGAGACTCCACCAGCGCCGGATATTCCTCAACCTGGGTCGGGGCAGTTGTCGACGGTCTCGCCGCTCGCTTCCCCGCCTACACCGTGAAATACCGGGACTGGACCGACGGGAACACCGACTACAACGCTGCGTCGACCAAACAGACCGGCTCGGGCTCCAAAACGCTCACGGTCTACAACTGCGCGGTTGCGGGCAAGGACGCCTTCTACCAGATGGCTCCGAACTTCGAGGCGATGATCGCCTCCAAGCAACCGGATTTGATCGTCTTCAGCCACGGCCACAATCACGGGGGAGCGGGCACCCTGCCGGCCTTCTGGCGCCAAGGGCTCGTGATCTCCACCCAGTCGATCCTCAAGGCCTGCCCCACCTCCGAGGTAGTGCTGTTCGCGCAGAACCCACGCACGGATGCTGCCGCGACCGTGCAAGCCGAACGGCAGCACATCACCGAGCAGGTAGCCCACACCATGGGGGCGGGCTTCCTCAACGTCCACCGACTCTTCCTCGATACCGACCCCGCCGCTTCCTCGCTGCTCGCTGACACCGTTCACCCCAACTCGACCGGCTATGCGCTGATTTCGGCAGAGGTACTCCGCCGGATGACCACGGCAGCTGGGCTTCCGTCGCAGCAGCGGCCGACGCTGACGGAGCTGGTGAGCGTGAACGGGCTGACGAACGGGGACTTCTCTTCGTTCGCCGTACCCCCGACGCTCACGGGTTGGAACGTGACCAACACCACGCTCTCCAAAGATGAAACCAACTTCGAGTCTCCAAACGGCTACGCGGTGAAAATGGTCTCGGCGTCTGCGGCCACGGCGTTCATGTCGCAGAAACTCGAAGGCAACGCACTCAAACGCTTCAAGGGCAACTGGGTAACGCTGCTTGTGCGGGTTCGGGTACCGAGCGGGCAAGCGGCTCGCTGCGGGGGGATCTCGCTTGTGGAGACCGGCGGCTCGCACGCCGGCACCGACTCCACCGGAGCTCTCAGCACCAACGGCCAGGGTGACTGGCGCTGGCAGATGGTCTCCCGGCGGCTCGCCACCGACTGCACGAGCATCACCGTGCAGATCGTTCTCGCGGAATCCGCCGTTTCCCAGGAATGCAGCGTCGACCGCGCGATCCTGATCCCTGGGGTCTGGCCGCGGGACATCCGCTAGCCGATGCCCGCAACCCTCGGCTCGGGCACCTACGGCTCGGGCACCTACGGAGGAGCCGACGGGAAAATCAAAGGCCCCCGGATCGCGATGGGGCGGGAGTACCCGCCCGACGATCTCGCTCTGCGGATCGACCCGCCGAAGGGCGCACCTGCTCGCTGGGCCGCCGATGAGCCTTTGGCGGAGAACGTCGCGAGCGATATCCGCCTGGTCGACGAGATGCCCGGTGGGGACAAGGAAGGCTCGACGGTCCTTGCCCGCGACCCCCGTCAGGACTACCCGGATCTGGCCCCCTTCAGCACGATCTCGGTCTACGGTCCTGGAGTAGAGGAGGTCGCGAACTACCGGCTCGACAAGACGCCGCAGTCAGACGGTGACCGGATCGCGATCACTTCCGAGGCGGTCGGCTGGTCGAAGGCTCTGGAAGACAACAAGGGGCTGATTGGGCCGGGCTTCATTGACGGCGACTTCTCCAAGTTCACCGACCCGCCTATCCAGCGCCGTATTCGCCTCATCGAACTTGGCCGCAAGCTCGTGGCGAGCTTTACGACCGGTTTCCAAGGGGGGGGCGAAAGCGATGCGGCGGCGCTCGTCTTCGAGTTCCTCGGCTCGGCATTGGCCGCCGGCAATGGCCTCGGCGAGGCCTGGCGACCCAGCGATGAGGTAGCGATCGGCCGAATCCTCTACGACTACAGGCAGCTCTCTTCCTGGGCGGCTCCCGACTCGAAATGGCGGAACCGAATTTACGGGTCCAAGGACGCGGGCGGAGTGGAAGTGTCGGGCGGAACCGACCACCAGCACCAAGACGCGAGTTTCGCCAGTCTCGACATCGAAGGCGACGACTACTTCTACGCGTTTATCGAAAACATCCGCGAAGAAGCACTCGGCGGTGAATGGCAGAACGCCGACAGCTGGTCGAATATCAAGATCCTGGGGCGCCATGGTCTCGCCTTGCAGGGAGCGTGGCCCGAAGTCGGTTTCACCGTGGCGCAGATGCTCGCGTGGGCGATCCCGCGGTTCACCGTCCTCGAGGCCCGCCCCGAAGACCTTGAAGACACCGGATACATCGTGCAGCAGGCCTGGTTCTCAGATCCCGGTCCCATGTCCCAGGTAGTCCAAGAGCTCACCAAATACGAGCTGCTCGATTGGTTCGTCTTCGGCGACCGGCGCTTCAAGCTGAAGCGGCCCGGGACCTACGGGCGGCGCTGGCAGGCCTACTCGGGACCGTCGGGGCTTGAGGAAATCGGCTTCGACGCCGACCGCTGCTGGAAGGAAATCCTCGTCACCGGCCAGGACGTGGACGGCAGGCAGATCTCCGTCGGCCCGATCGGCTCGGGTGCGACGGTCGAATCCGACGCCCTTGAAATCACCGACCCCGACCACCCGGCAGTGCGGGCGGCCGAAGAGTACGGGCCGAATTTCCTGCGGCGCGACCGCCTCTCCCTGAGGGGGATCAGCACCCCGGCCCGGATGATCGAAGCAGGGGAAGTCTGGCTGCGGGAAGCCAACCAGCTCGACCGCTCCGGGCAATGCGCCCTCTCGGGGTATGCGATGGACGACCGGGGGATCATGCGCCCTGTCTCACAGATCCGCGCCGGGGACCAAGTCCGGTTCCCCGACGCAGGGGACACGAGCTACAGGCGGATCGTCCGTCGCTCTTACGAGCACTCGGCCCGCACGGCGCAGCTCGACCTGGACGCGCCCCCTGAAGCGGTGCAAGCCCTGCTGGAGCGGCTTGATGCGTCGATCCAGTCCCTAGCCCTGTGACCCGACCGGAGGAAGCGAGACGTGCCCTCGATCTGCGAATTACCCACCAATACCGGAGAGCGTGATGTCCGATGAGACCCGGATTGGCAAGGTCGAGGACCGAGTCACCGAGATCGAAAAACGAGAGGCGGGCCGAGACGTGAAAGTCGAAATCGCCACGGGAGCGATGAACAGGTTGACCGGACTGGTCGGCGCTGCGGGGGTAGTGATCCTCGGCGCAGTGGTCACCTTCATCCTGACCGGGAGCAACTGATGACCTTTCGAGAGAAGCTCGCGCATGTGGCCAAAGACGATCCTGACTTCGCTCGCTCCGCCAAACGCTGGCGAATCGCATCGTGGCTCTTCGGGATCGCCGTCGTGGTCGCCCTCGCCTTCGGCGCCTGGTCGCTCAAGATCGGCTTCAGCAACAGCACGAAGATCACGAAGATCGAATCCCCGTGCCTGAAGTACGGGGCAAGGTCAGAGCAGTGCAAGGAAGCCTTCGAACAGGCGGTCCTCACGATTACCCATGCGCAGGCTTGCGCGATCCTGCGAAAAGCAGGACTCGAGATCCAACCGTGCGCCCATGCTCGCCTTCGGCAGGAAACTGCTCGGCGACGGGAACGAAGCGCTAGCGAGCAGCGTGCGGGTGGTGATGCCTCGCCGGACACCACCGGCTCCTTTCCATCGGGATCTCAGGATGGGGGTTCTGTGGGGGATGGGAAAGGGCGGGGTGGAGGCGAGGGCGGTTCCGGCGGCGGTGGTGGGCCCGCGGCGCCGAGTCCCTCCGATCCTGATCCCGTGCCTGCTTCATCTCCACCAGGCCGCAGCTCTGACGCGCCCGGGAACCCAGAACCTCCAGCCGATCCTCCCCGAGCGCTGCCCTCCACCCTGGAAGCCACCGGTGAGGCTGTGAAAGAAGCTGGGGAGGGTGCGGGGTCGGCGGTTGAAGGTGTTGGGAAAGGGCTGGATTGTGCTCTGCGGGGTGGGTGCTGAACGCAAACGACCCGCCAGGAAGCGGGCCGGATGCGCAGAACGGGCAGGTTGTGAGACAGGCCCGCTAAGTCTCTTGGACCGGAACGCCCGCTACCCGTTTGATCGGGCCGGTCAGGTTGAGCATTGAGAGGGGGGCCTCCTCGGTTAGGAGGTCGCGCCAGTCTTCCGGGTGGATGAGGATTTCAAGCAGTCGCTCGTTGTCCGGGTCGCTGACCACCGCCGAATCGCCCTCTCCAAACGGGACCGCGAGCAGCCTGCCGAGCACTCGGGCTCGCTCGGGCGTCAGTGGCGCGGTCGTGATCGAACCTCGGATCGCGTCGGCCGTCACACGAATCTGAGCCACCGGCCTGTCCTCAGTCGCAGCCGAGTTGATCTCTCGCAAAATCGTTGCGTACATCTGGTCCATCTCGGGTCTCACCTCCGAGTAGTGGATTTACACCGCGCATTCTATCCCTTGACTTCACCCAGCCCAGACACCATCGTCTACAGATAACGAGAGGGAGGCGCCGGAGAGGAGAGCCGTCGCCTTGCCCTCAGATCCTCCTCAGCATGTCTGGGTGGTCCACAAGAAGGGCGGAAAGCTCGATCCAATCCCGGTTGTCGATCCGGAGATCGCCGACCTCTTCCGAGACCAAGGCTGGCAGGTGACAGAAGTTCCGATTGCAGCCTTCAAAGAGGACGAGAGGGCGCTGCGGTGCTTGGGGATCGAGCCTCAGCGGCGGTGCGGCGGCGGCTGCACGAACGTCACCTGACCGTCCTCGACGATCTGGTCTCCGGTCTCCAGTCCGTCCGCCTTGACCGAGCCGTCCCGCTGGAGGTTGAACATCACGAGAGGCCGCTCTGCTGGTTTCCCTGAGGCGTCAAGGACCTTGAAGGTCGTCGCCTCCGGTCCCTTCGCGATGACGGCAGTTCGCTCCATCGGCACCGAGCCTACACCCAGCTTCCCCCTGATCCTCGCCGTGAAGCTAGCCCTGTGCTTGACGCGCGACGATGCCCTGATTACGGAACGTGCGGGCCAGACGGCTGCGCTTCAGCGCGATCCGCCGCATCTCCGGTTCGACAAGCCGTTGCAGAATCTCCTCGGAGAAGAGTTGCTCGCGTCCACAGTGCGGAACGGTGCAGCGCAGGGTGACCATCCCGCGCTCGTGGTGGCGAATCCGCTCGGTGACCGGCGGGCCGTCATGCAGGCAGCGAGAGCGGCGGGCCTCACGGTCAAGAACCACCGCGTCAGCCTCGTCTCGGTACTCGTCGCCGATCAGGGCGATGGCCGAATCGAAAGCGTCCATCCGCTCCACCGTACCACCCACCTCTTCCTGAATTCCCTCGCCGCCTGAGCGCGGCCTCCATATCCAACCCGAAAGGAGGTCCGCTATGCGGCGGACTCCGGCTGCGTTCCTCGTGGCCTTCCTCATCATGCTCGGCCTGGGCACCTCGCACGCGAGCGCCTGGGAGAACGGCAAAGCCCCGGCATCGGCAATGTCGCCGATCGCGACCACCGTGAAGTGCGACCCGCTTCAGGGCCAGCTCGCCAACGAGGCGGCGGCGGGGTGGAACACGATGGCGCTCGCTGCCGGCGAACGTCTGGCGATCAACGGCTGCGACTCGGCCTACCGGCCCTATGACCGCCAGGTCTACATGAAGAACTACTGGTGCGCGCTGGGCGCGTGTCAGAACGCGGCCACCCCCGGCTACTCAAACCACGGCTGGGGCCTCGCCACCGACAACCCGACTACGACCCTCGGCTACATCGCCCTTCACGGCAAGCGGTTCGGCTGGTGCAAGTGCTGGTCGGATGCGCCGTGGGAGAGCTGGCATGTCACCTACCGCGACGTCTTCAACCGGCCGAACCCCGGCCCCAATCTCCACTCGCCGACGCTGCGCCAGCACTCCGGCGGCCCTGGCCAGAACGTCTACGTCCGCAAGGTGCAGAAGCTCCTTCGCGGCCACGGCGACAAGACCGTCACGGTCGATGGCTCTTTCGGCTGGCAGACCCGCAAGGCGGTCGAACGCTTCCAGCGGGCCCAGCGGCTGAAGGTCAACGGCGTCGTCTCCAAGCGGGTGTGGAAGCGTCTGCGCCGCCCGATCTCCAAGCCGGTGAAGACGACCCCCGTCCACGTCGCGCCCGCCGGCACCGCTCCACCTCCGGCCAAGCCCCACCACAAAAAGAAGCACCACCAGGCTCCGAAGAACCGCAAGGCGTGGGGGATCGACATCAGCTCGAACAACGGGTGCCCGGCGACCGGGAATCCGGCGATCAACTTCAGGAAGGTCCGCCGCGACGGCGCCACCTTCGCGATCACGAAGTCGACTGAGAGCACCACCTACGTCAACCCGTGCTTCGGCCGCGCTCAGGTGCGGGCGATCGGTTCGGCCGGCCTGGTCCCCGGCGTCTACCACTGGCTTACCCCGGGCGGCGCATCGGGCAAGGCCGAGGCCGCCTTCTTCGCCAACACGATCGGCCACGCCGGTTACGGCAAGGGGTTCCTGCAGCCCTTCGTCGATGTGGAGGAGCACAGCGGGATCTCCAGCGCGGCCTACTGCCGGGAGCTCGGCGAATTCGTCCACACCCTGAAGCGGGTCCTGGGCGAGAAGCCGATCATCTACTCGACGCCCAGCTTCGTCACCGACGAACTCGGCGGGGCCGCCTGCGGCTACCTCGACCACTACCGCCTCTGGATCGCCCACCTCGGCGTGAGGCACCCCGACGTGCCTGCGCCGTTCGGGAGCTGGGCGCTCTGGCAGTACACCTGGACCGCCCACGTCGCCGGGGTTCCAGGTGAGGTCGATGTCAGCAAGGTCTACGGGGGGACCAGGGCGCTCGCAACGCTCCGCGTTCGCGACCTCCCGCGCCGGGTTCGCAAAGCGCCGCGGGCGAAGCTCGAGTTGCCGCTTGCGGCTGAGTCCCGGGGGCGGTTGCTGAAGGCGGCGCCCGATAACCCGCATCCCCCGGCGGCAGATGCCACGCCGCCGGGGTCCACCGCCGATGAAGGGGGGTCCTGATGCCTGAGGTGCCCGAGCGCGTGCGCGCGTTCCTCGACCGCCTGCTCCCGAAGGAGCTGAGGGCCTACGTCCCCGGAGGCAAGCTCGTTGCCGGGGTGATCCTCGCCGTGCTGGCCTCCGTGTTCGGCATCGGCGGAGAGACCGTCGTCACGATCCCCGGCGTCGGGGATCTCACCGTCGCTGCCCTCGCCCTGGTGGTCGGGGTCTACCTCTACCCGGAAAAGGAAGACTCAGTGGACCGATAGGCCTGTAGCCGCTACAACATCCCCGACCGATTCGAAAGACCCGGTCGCTCAGCGAGCCCTCGTCCCTCTCCCGGGACGGGGGCTTTTTGCGTTCCAGGGAACTAACCTCCGAGGCGATGGAGAAATCCGAGATCGCGAAGCTGACCGCCGCCGTCGAACGGGTCGGCGACCTGATCGAAGACCAGAACAGGCCATCCCCGCTGATGGGCCCGGAGGCCCAAGCCTTGACGCTCCTCGGGAAAGACCCCGACAAATTCGCCGAGGCCCGGCACCGGCGGGAGATGCAGGATCTGGCCGAGGAAGAAGCCAGGTCGGCGAAGCTCGCGGCCCGGTGGAGCGCGGTTGCCGCACTGGCTGCCCTCGCAACCGCCGGGGTGAGTGCCTTCCGGTAGTGCGTTACGCCGTCTTCGTGATCATCAGCAGCGGGGCGGCTGAGGGGGCCGGGGCAATGGTCATCTCAGCCGCCCTTGCCGGTGCTGGCCAGGGGGAACTGCTGGTGGGTGGAGGAGAGCCGCACCGGGAGAGCGTAGGCGCCTTGGGGCTCGAACGCAAACGACCCGCCAGGAAGCGGGCCGGATGCGCAGAGCGGGCGAAGCGGGAAGCTGGCCCGCTAAGTCTCCTGCCGATCTTGAATGCGGGCGAACAGGTCGGCCCCGTTGAGCTTCTCGGTGCGTTCATTGCCCTCTTCGGCTTCGATCGCCCGCATGGCGGCGACTTCTGCGTTTTCCTTCTTCGCATAAATGCCGGGGTCGAGCGGGTTGACAGGGCCCGCCTCGCGGCCGTCGCTGTGCGTCGCCCCCCAACTCCACCCAATTGCCGTGCGGTTGAACTCAATAGTCCAAGCAGACAGATCAAGCGTCTTCGTCTCAGTCATCCCGGGCTTCCCCTCCGAGTTAGTGGATTTGCGTTCAAGCATCTTATCCCCTGGCCGGATGCCTTATGCAACCCATCCGATTCACGGTACGAGCGTGGCTTCGTCTTGACAATCGATGATTGGTTGAGCATTCTTCCCGGCCGCATGTCTCAAGTCCAACCTTCGGATGCCCGCGTCGCCTACGACGCGATGGCCCCGATCTACGACGAGTTCAACGCGGGGAACAACTACGAGCTCTGGCTTGGTGAGGTGCTGCTGCCGGAGTTGGAGAAGTACGGTCTCCGCCGGCCCGGCCGGGCGTTGGATCTCGGCTGCGGCACCGGGAGAGCCTTCGAGCCCCTGCTTCGCCGGCGGTGGTCGGTATGGGGGGTAGATGCCTCCGAGCGGATGCTGGAGCAGGCGAGGGAGAAGCTGCCGGATGCCTGGGGCTACATCGGGGAGGTCGAGCTGCGCCAGCATGATGCCCGGGATTTGCCCACGTTCGAGCGGCCCTCGAAACTCGGCGGGCCCCATCGGGTTCGCTTCGATCTCATCATCGCTTTGAACGACGTCGTCAACTACCTGACCGAGGACGGCGATCTCGAGCGGGTCTTCTCCGGCATGAAGGCGAACCTTTGGGAGGACGGGCTGGTCTGCTTCGACGCAACCTCCCTCGCCGTCTTCCACGGCTCCTACACACATTCTGGCGGGAGTTCGTCCCTGAGCGATCGGGGCTGGCAGTGGTTGGGGCTAACGGATCGGGCTGAACCCGGGGGTCTCTTCGAGGCCGAACTATCCGGGGTCGACGTCGAGCCCCACGTGCATCGCCTACGTCATTGGCCGCGGGAGCAGATAGAAGCCGCTATGGGGGCGGCCGGGCTCCAGTGTCTCGCCGCCTTGGGCCAACGTGAGGAGGGGCGGAGCCTGATCCTGGAGGAGCCCGACGAGTCGGTCCATGAACGGACGATCTACATCGGGGGGCATCGTGGGTAGCCGGGCCGACCTCGTTGACGGTCGGCCCGGCCAAGAGGCTCAGGTCCCCTTGGAAGTGCTGAGGGCCGGGTACTGGCTCGGCGCAGTCGCGATCTTCAAATCGGTCACCTCCCTTCCCAGGCAGTCGGATCGGGTCAAGCATGGGCGCTGAGGCGGACGGCAAGATCACGCCGAGGAGTGCGGCGCCCTACCTCCCGCCGGCCCTCCACGGTGTACTCGCCAACGAGCTCCGGCACGAGATTCTCATGCGCTGCGGCGAACGACCCTGGAGCGCGACGGAATTGGCGGAGGCTTTAGAACAACCTCGCCGGAGAATCACCGACCAGATCGAAGAACTAAAGAAGCTTGACCCGCCCTTGCTGGAGTGCGTCGGCAAGAAGCCCAGCCCGAAAGGCGGGTCGATGTTCATGTACAAGGCCGCGCGCTTTATCTTCAACACGGAGGAGTGGGACCAGCTCTCGCCGGTCGAACAGGCTGTCTCTTCCGCCAACATTGTGAAGCTGGTCACGGAAGAGTTGGCACGCGGGATTCGGGATGGCACCCTCTACAACACCAGCGATCACTACCTGCTTCGGGATCGCCAGATGGTCGATCGACAAGCAATGGCCGAAATCAGGGAACTTCTCGACGAAGCGCATGATCGTTTCGTCGGCATCGCCACCACCGCCACCCAGCGGCTGGAGTCCTCCGGGGAGCGGCCGATCCCCATCACGCTGGCCCTGGTATCCGGCGAGGTCGCCCCCAAAGGGCGCTGAGGAGTACACCGAAAAAATCCGGGTCTTGACGGACCCCACTCAGTGCCGTTGACTGCACGAAAAGGTCGTCGTAATGGAGCGACGCCGACTATGAACGCGGGGGTACTGAGAGGTGCGCGACGTCAGGGGGGAAGGTGCTGGGCGAGTCGATGGAAGCGGGGCCGAACGTGGAGCGCGTGGTGATCTGGCCGATGATCACGATTCCTCCCCTAGAGCGCTTGGCCCCGCTTCGATCGAGCAGCCTACCCCTGAGCCTGACGAATTCGACCGCGCTAAGCGCATCGCCGACTACCTGCACCGGCAGGCGGCGATGATGCCACTCGACTCCCCCCTTAGGGCTTTGGCCCTTCGGGAGTCAGATCGATGGGCGACCATTTCGGGGACCCGCCCACTTCGTCTTCGTTCATTGCCTGGATCGCGTACTTCCGCATCTGGTCAGACAGGAAGTTCAGGCGATCCTCAACCTGCTGCCAGCGAGCCTCTTCGTCCAGTGATTTAGCAAGGGAATCCACCAGCTGGCTGATTCGGTCGACCCGGCTTTCTAGGGCACGTAGGCCATCGAGGAAGTCGCCTTCGGCTGCGAGCATCTCGCCTTCCCCCGAGATGATCCACTCCGGGTTGGCGCCGTAGACGCGGGCGAGGGCATGCACCGACGGCAGGCCGATCACGTCGCCCTTCTCCCAGTTCCGAAGGGCCGCTGCGCTTTTGCCGGCGGCCTCCGCTGCCTGCGTTTTACCGAGCCTCGCGACCTCTTCGCGAAGGCGTACCAGGCGCTTGCCGCGCTCGCTATCGGGGGGAAGTCCTTCGGGTGGAATGGCGCCACTTTAAATGGTTGAACAAGGCTAAGTGCCCAGCATGCGTAAACAATACGCGTCGTTCTTGACATGCGCAAGAATTGCGCTACAGTTGCGCTATGCAAGCAACCGAGAAGGCAATTACCTTCCGCGTCCCGGGCGATCTGAAAGAGAAGTTCCGGGCCGCCGCTGAAGCTGAGAACCGGAGCATCGCCGGGTCGCTCCGCAACCTCATGGAGAAACGAGTGGCCGAGTTCGAGGGCGAGGAGCATCTCCCCGCCGCCGGAAAGGCGGCATAGAGCGATGGCGACCGCGACCGCCGTCAAGAGTTTCGCCGAGCTCCCACTGCTCTTCGGGCAGGACGCCCCGGTTATGCGCGAGATACGAGCACAGCGGAGCGTCGACGCTTTTCTCGAAGTGGGGCGCAACGAGCCCTTCCGCGACGTGCTTCGCCGCGACCCCTGCGCCTACTGCGGTGCGCCGATCGGTGGCACGCTGGATCACATCGAGGCTCGGGCCACCGGTGGCCGCGACGAACTCGCCAACCTCACCGGCTCCTGCGCGAACTGCAACACCCGAAAGGGGATGCGGTCCCTCCTGGCATTTCTTGCCGGCTCCTTCCGGTTCGCCGGGACGCCGCAGCGGCGGGTGGACCAGATGGTCTACAGCGCCGCCTTTCGCAACGGCCGGATCGTCAGCACGCAGTTCAAGTCGACCCGGAGGACGCTCTAAATGTTCGCCGTCGAAGTCACCTACGACCGCGACCTCTACGGGAACCGCTCCATCTTGAAGGAGTTCGAGGAGCCCGAGATCGCGGCCCAGTTCTTCGAAAGCGAGACCGAACCGCCCCGCCAAGAACTCGCCCTGCTGATCGAAGAACTGGTCACCGAGGGGAAGATCGAGGACTTCAACGATGAGACGGGCAAGCGAGTGGTTGCCCGGGAAATCGCTCCGGCCGGGGTCCCGGCATGAACAAGCGCGACCTCGTCGGGATCGCCATCGGCCTGCTCCTCGCAGCCTGTCTCTGGTACCTGCTCTCTCTCCTCTTCGGTCTCTTCCTGATCGTCCTCGCCACCCTCCCCTGGCACGGCTGGTTCGGGTTCGGGCTCTTCGGTCTCACCACGGTGAAGTGCCTTGGTGAGTCGGAGGTCCCGACCCGCCGGCGGTGTCGGCTGCCGGTCTCGGCTCGGCCCAAGCTCCGGGTCATCGGAGGCTGCCGTGAGACCGCCGAGGAGCGGTGGGGGAGGGCTGCCTGATGCTGATCGCCCTACTCGCCCTTGCCGTCGGTGGTTTTGTCGCGGTGCTCACAGACTTCCTCGTGCAGGCAGGCCGTCGCCGCCAGCGGACCTGGGGGCGGCGATGAGCGACCAGCTGCGAGAAGCGAAGCAGGAAGCGCGCGAGCACATGAACGACCTTCGCTCGGCGATCAAAGCCGAGGAGTGGTGGGCCGCCCATGCAGCGGCCCAGGTGCTCTCCGAACGCCTCGCCGAGGTCGCCTCTCTGGAGGCGCAGGGATGACCCACCGAGACTTCCAACAAAAACGCGCCCGCGACGGTGGAACGTCCGGGCGCCTGAGCCAAGGAGACGAGTCCATGGCTGTACGGAGTGTAAGAGACGAACCGACGATCGAGGAGTTGATCGAGGCACGGGAGCGCGCCGAGGTTCTCGAGGCCGCCGATGACGGGCGACTGGTTGACCTCGCCATGTACAGGGCGCTCCGTGGCCCGGCCCGGGAGATCGACCACGACGACGACGAGAACCCGCCGATCGATGCCGTCGCTCGGGAGCGGGCAGAAGACGAGGTCGCCGAGCTGCACGGGCGGATCTCCGAGGCAGAATCGGTCTTGAACTGGCTGGCCGGATTCGTCGGCGAGGAGGGGCCCGGATCTGCCGCCGTCAACTCGGCGGGGATCAAGCTCGGGGAAGTGCGCGAGCAGCTCCCTGTGATCCGTCAGGCGGTTCGAGATATGGAGCAGGACTCGTGAGCGCGAAGAACGGCACGGAGGTCATTAAGCCGCCGGACCGGACTCCGCTTATGCGGCGAGACCCGGTGCAGCTTGCCCAGCACTTCCTCGCGTCGGGCTTCTTTGCCGATGTGACGGACCTGAGCAAAGCGGTGGTGAAGATCGTCGCCGGCGAAGAGCTGGGCCTTGGGCCGATGGCCGCGATGCGCGGGATCTACATCATCGAAGGCAAGCCCAGCCTCTCGTCAAACCTCATGGCCGCACTGGTCAAACGGTCTCCGGCCTACGACTACCGCGTAACCGAGCACACCGGTGAGAAGTGCGTGATCTCCTTTCTTCAGGACGGAAAGGAGGTTGGGACCTCGGAATTCACGATTGCCCAAGCCCGCGAGATCAAGACGAAGGAGGGGGGCAAGTGGATTCCGCTGGCAGACACCGCTCGCTGGAAGCAGTACCCCAAAGCGATGCTGTTCGCCCGTGCCCTCTCGCAGGGCGTCCGCTGGTACTGCCCGGACCTGATGTCGGGCGCCCCCGCCTACACGCCGGAGGAGTTGGGGGCGATGGTCAACGCACAGGGGGAAGTAGTCCATGTTCCCGCTGAAGTTGAAGTCGAGAAGCCGACCAAGCTCGACGACGCCCGGGTCGCCCACCTGGTCGAAGGCATCGAGATCGTCAAACCCGCCCTCGCCGAAAACGGGGCCGATTGGATCGACGGCTTCAACGTGATGCTCGGCTCACTGGGAATCGACGGCTTCGAGCCCGCCGATGACCTCACCGCTCAACTGTCCAATTTGAGTGAGGACGACGCCGACAAGATCGACCAGGCCCTTCAGGCCCTCGCCGACGAGGAGGCCGAGAAGGCGGAGGCGGCCTCCTGATGGCGACGAAGCAGAAGACGCCGCCGACCTCAGTCGAGATCCTCCCCAACGGGACCAAGATCGAATTTTGGGACAAAGTCGACGCCGAGGGCAACGAGCAGAAACGCCGATACATGGTGGACGGTGCCCGGTTCGTCAACGTCACCACGGTCCTCGACGTGCTCGCGAAGGAGGCACTGCTCGACTGGGCGGCGCGGCTCGCTCGCGAAGGCAAGAACTGGCGAGTGGTCCGCGCTGAAGCGGGCGAGCGAGGAAGTGTCTCCCACCATCTGCTGCTGCAACTGCTGACCGGGCAGGGCGCGACCCTCGCCGACCTCGCCCCCGAGCATCGTCCCTACGGGCAGGCCGGGTTCAAATTCGTCCACGGTCGAAAGCCGAAGGTCATCGAGTGCGAGCGGATGGTCGCTTCGCCCGAGCACGGCTACGCCGGCCGCCTTGATCTCTTCACCGAGCTCGACGAAACCCTCACCCTCGTCGACTTCAAGACCGTCACCGCCTGGGCCTACGAAAAGGACCAGGACGGCAACGAGACCGACAAGGTCTACCCACCCTTCACCGAGAACCTGCTCCAGCTCGACCTCTACCAGGGCGCCCGGTTGGAGTGCGGGTTGCCCCCGGCAGAGCGCGGGCTGATCGTTCGTCTCGGCCCCGACGCCGAAGTTCTGGAGACGCCGGTGCCCCTCGACCCCGAACGAGGTGTGGCGATCCTCAAGGCATATCGCGCCAAGGCGGACGCGCGGAAGGTGCTCAAGGCCGCCGCGTCCGCCGAGTACAGCCGTCTGAAGCTCGACCGCGAGATCGAGCAGCAGTGTCAGGCGGTGGGTCTCTGATGGCGGGGGAGATCGACCGCGCCCTGGCCCGCTACGGCGAGCGCATCGACGCCGCCACGGCCAACCGCAGCGCGAGTCGCGACGAAAGCTTCGCCGCCGTCCGCATGAGCCTCACCGGCTTCGACTTGGATTTCCAGGAAGTAGAGGCCTGGCTTAGCCGAGGCATCATCTCGGCCACCATCGTGGGCGGCTCCCCGGCTGACTTCTTCGCCAGCGGGGCCATCGGCGGACTTGCCATCGGCCTCCTCATAGCCGAGGAGCGCCAGAAGGCAGAGGCGTCCTCGTGATCAAGCTCACCCACAAGCAGGAAGAGGCGCTCAAAGGCGACCACCGCAAGGCGGTCTTCGACTACCTGAACGAACGCGGGCGCAAGCGGCCCGCGGCACTTGGTGAGATCTCCCGGGGGATTGATCTCCGAGACCTGGCCAAGGTCCACTACCACCTTGACGTCCTGGTTGACGTGGAGCTCGTAGAGAAGGTTCGTGGCACGAATCGGTACCGGTTGGTGGAGGGCGAGTGAACGTCGAAGTCGTCAAGCGCCAGTACCCGTGTCGCTGGTTCGCGTCCGACCCGACCCCGACGGCTTGTCGCTCCTGTGTGCTGGCGACGCATGTCCGCCTCGAGGGCACCGACCGCACTCTTTGCGGCCACGACTGCATGGACGAAGCGGGGTGGATGCCGCTCCTCGACACCCACCCTGAGGACATTGACAATCTCGATCGCTGCACGGTTTGTTACTCGCGCCTTCCACAGAGGGTGTTGGTTCTGTGAAGGGCGAGCTGAATCGTCTCTCCGCCGAGCTGAAGAGCCGGCTCCCCGAGCACACCTACACCGCCGTCCTTCGCCGGGCGAAAGCACTCGGGTCAGATCGCGCGCGCCGCGACCTGCTCGCGGGAATACTTGAGCGACGCGAACTCGCCGAGAAGGCGGAAGCATCATGAGCGAGTCCCGCGCCTGTGACCAGTGCGGCAAGCACCTGATTACCCAGCGCGCGGGCGCCCGGTTTTGTAACAAGGACTGCAGCAACGCCTGGCACAACAAACAGCGCCGCCGCGACAGGGCTACGGATAAGCACTTAACGCCCGGGAGCGGCCCGCAAAACACCTCCATGGGCGAAGTCAGGAGCATTGCCGGGGCCCGCAAACGCGCCGCCGTCAAGGCACCCACCGACTGCCAGCTGATCGCACTCGCTCTGGAAGTAGCCGGCCCCAAGGGCCTTCACTCCCACACGATCCGCAAGCGCGGCCTCTCGGGTCACCCCTCCGAGCGCATCAGAGAACTGCAGGCCCGGGGCTACCAGATCGACCACATACAGGAGTTCAAGGGCCACCGCCCAGGGGTCCGCTACGTACTGATCTCTTCACCGGGTTCCTCTGTCAACGAGGCCAAGGCCGCGTAGTGGGGCATGCCGTGCCGACGCCCGTCAGAAACCGTGTTCGCCCGCGGCGGCGCAAACGGGTCCGCGGATGCCCGGGACGGCGGCCGATGAGCCTCGACCTCCAGAAGCAGATATGGGACGACCCCGAGCCTCGGGGCAATGCGAAGTACGTCCTGGTCCACCTGGCGAGCTACGTGAAGCACGACGCTTGGAGGAATGGCGACGACCTTCTGGCCTGGCCGTCTCAGAACACCGTGGCGGCGAAGTGCTGCATCGCCCGCAGCACTGTCGAAAAGGCCTTCGCCGACCTCGAGGCCCTCGGGAAGATCCGTGACACCGGCCGCCGGAAAGGCCGCCGCACCGTGGTCTGGGAGCTTTACCCGTCCACGGCGCCGGAGGTTCAGTCGGGCGCCGATCTCGCTGCCGACCTGCCCGCCTACCGGGCAAGTGGACTCGGTGACTTGCCCGGCAGCGAGGCAAGTAACGGTGACTTGCCCGAAGGCCGGGCAGGTGAGTTATCCACAGGCCCCGACTTGCCCGGCTCCCGGCAGGACTTGCCCGGTTCGCACGGGGACTTGCCCGGCAGCGAGGCAAGTACTTGCCCGCCTACCGGGCACGAACAGAGAAGGGAAAGCAGAACTACCAACACCGAAGGAGAGATGCGGGCGCGCGCAGGCGCGCGCAATCAAGGTGAGGGTGAGGATCTCTCGGAAGAGTTGGCGGAGGTCGAAGAGCTTCTCGGCCGTCGTCCCGCCGACCGCCTGTTGAACGAACGCCGCGACGAAATCCTCGCCGCTACGGGAGGTGCCGCATAGTGGCCCAACACCTCGAAGCCTTGGAGCGCGCCAACGAAGTCCGCCTTGCCCGGGCCGCGCTAAAACGCGAAATCAAGGCTGGCCAGGTCGCGCTCGGCGATTACCTGGCCGAGCCGGACCTACCGGACTGGCTCGACGGGATGCCCCTCGAAGAGCTGCTCGGGGCCCTCCCGGGGCTACGGAGATCCCGGATCGGCGAGTGGATGCACGAGGTGCCAATCAACCGCGGCGCTCTGATTCGCGCCCTGACCTACCGCAAGCGCCGCATCCTCGCCGCCCAGGTGCAGGGGTGGGAAAGGCACGCCGCCGATCGAGCCCAGCGCCGCGCCCGAGCCTCCATCGGCAACGAGCGCCACCCCGGTAATAGCCGCAACTCCTTCCGGGTCGCACGGAGGGTTGCCTGATGACCCTCCCCACCTGGAAGACCGACTGCACCAAGCACACCTTTTCCCATCCACGAGAGGAGCACTGAATGACCCCCGCAGCAACCGAAGAGCTTCGCGCCTACCACGGCGACGAGGCGCTGAAGGAAGAGACCGTCGCCAAAGCGCGGATGCACAAAGAGGCCAGCGAGTTCGTCAAGGACCAGTACTTCTCCAAGAACGGGAAGACCAAAGTCTGCGCGGTCGGGTGCATCACCGAAGACCCGAACGGAGGCCACCATCTCTACCCGATTCGGTGGGGGATACCAGAGTGGCTCGCTTACCTAGAGGAGAGGATCTTCACGGGGTTGCCCGACGAGAAGATGGCTGCCTGGCCGGAGCGTTTTCTTGACGCGATTCCCGTTGGCGCGGACTTCAGTGGTCTAGCGGACAGGCTCGCCATCCGCCGCTTGAAGGAGGAGTGCCTCCCGCTGAGCGGTCACTGGCCGGAGTCCGTGAGGGCGCAGGTAGTGGCATCTATCGAGCAGGCGATCGCCGCGCTCGAAGGAAAAGGTGACCGCGAAGCGGCGGCGCGGTCGGCGGCGTGGTCGGCGCGGTCGGCGGCGTGGTCGGCGCGGTCGGCGGCGTGGTCGGCGCGGTCGGCGGCGTGGTCGGCGGAGTCGGCGGCGTGGTCGGCGGAGTCGGCGGCGTGGTCGGCGCGGTCGGCGGCGTGGTCGGCGCGGTCGGCGGCGTGGTCGGCGCGGTCGGCGGCGTGGTCGGCGGAGTCGGCGGCGTGGTCGGCGGAGTCGGCGGCGGGGTCGGCGCGGTCGGCGGCGTGGTCGGCGCGGTCGGCGGCGTGGTCGGCGCGGTCGGCGGCGTGGTCGGCGGAGTCGGCGGCGTGGTCGGCGTGGTCGGCGTGGTCGGCGTGGTCGGCGCGGTCGGCGGCGTGGTCGGCGGCGTTCGAGCGTGAAGCTGATCGCCTCATCGCCGAGCTCGAAGCTCTTCCTGTTACCGGGATTGAGGCTGAGTGACCTCAGGCGCTTTCAGGAGGGCTGACCGTCGCCGGCAGAAGTATCGGCCGGTCACCGCCTCGCAAACACGGACACTGGCCCGCCTTTGCGAGATGGGTGGTATCGAGATGCCCGTGTGCCGCTGGTCCCACCAGGCCAGCGATGCGATCGACCGTGCCCTGAAAGCAATTCGTGAACCGACCTTGGGGCCGATGGGCTGATGCGCTACATCTGCCCCCAAGGCTGCGTAGAGGAGCGCGGCATGACGAAAGGCCACCCCGGAGAGTGCCCGGAGGGCCACGGCCGCTTCCGCTACGAGAAAGAACTACAGCGGGGTAAGCCCCTCTCTCGGGTCAGCCCTAAGAGAGCCGAGAAGGTGCGCCGGCAGGGCTCGACGGTCAACCGAAGCCGCGGCTTCGCCGTCCACCCGAGCCAGCGGGCGAAGGTGAAGGGCCGCCCCTGCGTCAACTGTGGGGCGGGCCCCTACGAGGGGGCGACGATCGACCCGGCCCACCTGATCCCCCGGCACTGGGTCTCGTGCGACCACCCAGACGGCGTGATCCCACTCTGCCGGAAATGCCACGACGAGTACGACGTGCCGAGTGGCGGACTGGACCTCCTCTCCCGCCTTGAGGAACGGGGCTTCCACAAAGAGATGGCGCACTTCATCGGCGAGCACCAGGTGAATCCGCTGACCCTGCTGCGGTACGTGACCGGGGTCGAGTACGTGCCGAAATCAGAGTCCCCGGAGAAGGAGGGGGCGAGGTGAGCGATCGCGCTGCAACTTCCGTGCGCGGTCAGCGAGGTCGCGGTATGGGCGGGCACTCGGTGCCAGGCGGCGGGCTCAGCAACGAGTGGTACACCCCGCCGGAGATCTTCGACGCGCTCAAGCTCTACTTTGACCTGGACCCCGCCCACCCGCTCGATCGACTCTTCTGGATCCCGGCGAAACGGACCTACTCCAAGGCCGACGACGGGCTCTCTCAGCCGTGGGAGGGGAAGGTCTGGCTCAATCCGCCCTACGGGCGCGAGACCGACCCTTGGCTCGAGCGCTTCGTCGAGCACGGCAACGGGATCGCCCTCGTCTTCGCCAGAACCGAGACGGAGTGGTTCCACCGCCACGCGCTAGCGGTCGACGCCTGGTGCTTCATTCGCGGCCGGCTCACCTTCGTCCACGCGGATGGCCAGCCTTCGCACTTCAACGCCGGCGCCCCCTCGGTCCTACTTGCCTGCGGTTCGGAGTGCGTTGACGCCCTGATCCGGTCGAAGCTCGGGATTACGGTCGGCGTCAACGAGGCAGCCGCACACACTCAGGCTTCGATCTTCGCCGACCTCGCACCGACTCCTGAGATCTCAGGGGGGGGGGGCTCTAACCAGATGACCGTCGACCAGGTGATCGCGGATATAGAGGGGGCGGTGTAGGTGGACCGCTTGATCCTCGACTCGCTGGCGAGCTGGGTAGAGGCAGCCGAGCTTGGTCCTGGGACGGGCGTCCTCCTGGAGTTGACGATCGACCGCCCCTGCCCGCTGTGCGGAGGGACCACCTTCTGCCCGCGGGGCTGCCCGATGGCGGTGTGCCTGCTCGACTACTCCCTCAGAGCTCACCGGCGGATGCAGCCGGTCCACCCCCCGGAAGGATGCGAAGCCTGCAACGTCTTCGGCCAGTGCTCGTCGTGCTGGCCGGCAGGGGGTCGCGAACGAAGGCGCGCCCAGCGAAACGGAAGCATCTTCCTGGTCGACAGCGTGCCGCTCTACTCGCGCCCCGACCATGAGCTGACCGACCCGATCCGCATCACCGCTTCTCAGGTTCAGAAAGCGCGTAAGGCCCAGCGCGACCCGCAACTACAGCTACTCGGGGCAGCCTGAAGTGACCCCCTCTAAGGGACTACTTCGGCAGTTTGAAGTTCGAGCCGCCTGCAAGCAGTTCGACCATGACCTGATTCAGGCTGCGCCCCTGCTTCTCAGCAAGGGCAGCGAGGTGGGCGTGCAGCGCCGGGCTGATGCGGAGGTTCGGGTTGCCGCTGTAGGTCTGCTTGGCCACGTCGGAGATGGTAGCGCATTTGGTAGCGAATCTGTGGTAGTGTATGCGCTACCAAGCAAACAGGGCTCGCGGGACGGCAATCCCCAGCCCTCCTACTCAAGGAGTTGCGTCCTATGAGCAGCAGCGACCAGCGTATCGCCGAGAAGCGAGCGCACGAACTTCAGGTAGGGGACCGCGTCCTCCAGTTGCACGAGGACGGCGAGCGCCGCCCAGCGAAGATCACCGACGTCTTCCCAAGCGAGGAGGGCGACATGGTCGACGTTCTTTACGACAACGGCCGCGGTTCGTGCTTTGGCCGCAACGATCGCGTACGGGTTCTCCGGGGCGGTGAGTCCTGACATGCAGGCAGAGGCTCGCATCCACGGCTGGGATCACTACGCGGAGCAGGTTTTCGACCGCATGGGCGAAGGTCTTCGGGAAGCAGTCGATCGCGCCCTGCGCCACTGGCACGGGTTCCACCTGGAGCACGCTGGCCAACTGCCTTTCCCCGGCCTCGAGCGCCCGGTCGAGCCCATCGACGTTGGTGCTTCCCTGGGAGCCATCCGATGAAGGTTCAGGCCAAGCCGTTGGACGAGGCTCTCGCTGCGGTATATCGGGATAACCCCCCGCTCATCGCTCGCCTCTGCGACCACCACCTTGACCCGACCGGAGCGCTGCTGGGCCGCGTTCGCGCTCTCGTCCGAACTGAGCGGGTCAACGACGAGGCCCAACAGTGACCCCCTCTAGTAACCCACAGGTAGGCCGGGAGATGCCTGACGTTCTGATTGACGAACCGGCGTTTCTCGGCTGGGTAGGTGGCGAGCGAACGCGGGGCCAAGCGGTCGCGCGGTTCATGGAGGGACTGACGGAGGCCGGGTACGCCGTCCGCTTCACCGACTTCTGCGCGCATCGCGTCTTCGGTCGCCTGGTGCCTCGGAGCGACTCAACGAAGGGCTGGGAGGTCGCCGACCTGCCGGACCACTACATCGAACGCTGCGAGCGGTCCGACGACGGAGCCGTCCCGTACTGGGAGGTGACCTTCGCATGAGCCAGGTAGGCCGGGAGCCCAAGGTGGTGGAGCCGTATCCGAAAGGAACGCGGGTTCACCACACGGGCGCGATCTACTCGCTCGGCCGCCCGGACGACGGTGAAAACCGGCTGAATGGCGGCTGGGGCCGAGTGCTGCGGGCTGTCAAGCAGCGGGATAACACCTACGAGTACGAGGTCGAGCAGGAACGGACTTTCGGCGGCAGGCTCATTTCGCTAATCCCCGGTCGGTCACGGACGACTTGGTGGGGCTCCCACCACATAGACGAAGCACTCGACCACAACGAAAAGGAGGCGGCGTCTAGCTGCCCCGGGAAAGGCAGTGATGATTGAGATCAAGAGCCGCTGGGACGGCAAGGTGCTGTACACGGCGGAGAACGCGCAGGACGTGCGAGCGGCGCTGGTTGAGGCAGCCGGTAAGCGCGCGTACCTCCAGGGCGCGTACCTCCAGGGCGCGGACCTCCAGGGCGCGGACCTCCAGGGCGCGGACCTCCAGGGCGCGGACCTCCAGGGCGCGTACCTCCAGGGCGCGTACCTCCAGGGCGCGGACCTCCAGGGCGCGTACCTCCAGGGCGCGTACCTCCAGGGCGCGGACCTCCAGGGCGCGGACCTCCAGGGCGCGGACCTCCAGGGCGCGGACCTCCAGGGCGCGTACCTCCAGGGCGCGTACCTCCAGGGCGCGGACCTCCAGGGCGACGTCAACTCACCCAGCTACCCGCTCCACTTCTTCCGCGCCGATTACTGGTCGATCCTGGACCAGGCGCCCGGCGATGTCGACTTCCTCCGCACGGCGCTGATTGAGGGCCGCGTCAACGGCAGCGTCTACAGAGACGATTCGGGTTGCGGCTGCCTCACGGGGACGATCGCAATTCACCACGGCTGCGATATCCGAGACCTCGCCAAGGAGACCGGCGTAGTACCCGACGCTGGCAGGCCGGCCGAGCAGTGGTTCATCGACATCGCCAAGGGTGACAAGCCGCTCCCCATCGACACGAAGGAGTGGCCCAACGAGTCGGTCTTCCGCCTCTCCTACGCGCTGGCCTGGCTTGACGAATGGGTTGAGTCGCGGACGGCGATCGCGAAGGCCTTCAACGATAAGGAGGCGGCGAGAGGTGGCTGCTGAGACGAAGGCGAAGCAGAAGATCACCGAATGGAAGGGTGATCCACTGGAGCCGAAGATGGCCTTTGAGGGCGAAGAAGAGGTCTTCGATGCGGTGCTGCACGCCGAATGCCCGGACGGCGGCGAGGTCGCGCTGCACTTCCGACGGTGCCGACGGCCCAACCTCGTCCTCCTACCTGACCCCCGCGCAGGCGTACCTCTATGCCGAGCGAATCCGCACCGCCGCCTGGATCGCCGAGCAACTGAGCAAGCCCGAGGACGACGACTAATGCCCACCGAGACCAACCAACCAGACCTGCACGGAATCGAAAAGCAGCCCTTCCCGAGCTTCGGTGAGGACTGGAGCTACCTGGAGCGGGTGACGGTGAAGACGGTGGACGCGGCTCGCACGATCCTCGCCGCCGAATCGGGGATGAACCCCGAGGAACACGATCCGCAGCCGATCTTCATGCGCTGGACCCGAGGCGAGCAGATCGCCGAGATCTCTGCCTTCGATGAAGGCTGGCTGGAGTGCGAAGCCGACCACCCGAACGCGGTGCCCTTCTGGAAGGACGCACCATGACCACCGAGACCAGCGGCGAGGTACGAATCGCGCTAGCCGATCCCGAGCGGGTCCTGATGGAAGAGATCGCGGACAAGCGCATGAAGCGCGAAGACGTGGCGCTCACCTACGCGCTGGCTATCGCATCCGGCGAGGAGATCGACTGGCCGAAGGTCAACCGGGCGATCATGGACCGCTGGTCGGCCTCGGCGATGCGCTGGATTAAGGAGTTCGCCTGGAGGCAGATCCGCCGCTCTACCCAGTCCGACCCGGAAGGGGGCCAGTAATGGTCGAGCTACCTGATGGGGTGAAGACGGTGACCCTGTTTCGCCCGTCCGCGATGAACGGCCCGGAACGGCGCGTGGGTGAGTGGACGACCGATCAGCGAGAGGTCTGCCACCTCGGCGAGGAAGTGCAGACGGAGGAGTTCGTCGCCGTGTCCAACGTGCCTGCCATCGAAGCAGCAGCGGTGGAGAGGGTCAGGGAGGAACTGCTTTCCGACGCGGCGAAAGGCGCGCTCTACGACGCCGACCGCCGGTACCAAAACGTCGATCCCCGCGAGCAGAGCGAGGACGGCTGGGCCACTGCGCTACTCGAAGCGGCCCTTACCCAGCTAGCCCAGAAAGGGGACGGGGACCGTGGCTGAGAGCTACCTGGATGTTCTGCTGGCGAGGGTGATGCCTGAGGGCGGTTCAGACTTCGACGGTGACAACGCTCAGGCGGGGGCCGCGCTTCTGGTCGGTCAGGCCGTACGCGACCTCTGCTGGAAGTCGATGCTCTACCGCTGCGAGAAGTGCGAGTTTGTATGGCGGATCTGGCTCGCCCTCGGCGTCGAAGGCCCTGAGCCGTTGCGGACCAGCGGCCTCTACGTGCCCTGCTCCTTTAGCGTCTCCTGCCCAGCGTGGCCGAGCATGCAGACCTGCGACGGACTGATGAGCCATATCGACTGGGCGGGGGATCAGGACTTCGCGCCGACGCTCCCGCCCGACTCGGTTCCTCGGTTCGTCCTGCCGGATAGCGGCGGCACTTGCGCCCGCCTTCACATCCCGGAGCTGGCGCTGGTCGAAGCCCGCCGCGCTCTCAACGAGCCGCCCGAAGGAGACCCCCATGCCTAGCCCCTCCATCCCACAGGAGAAGATCGAGGAGCTGGCGAAGGTCCGGTACGAACGCAAGCAGGCGTCGGTTCACGGTCACCGGACGCCCTGGCGAGAAGCGCCCGACGAAATCAAAGCCCGGTGGCTGAAGACTGCCGCCGAAGACCTCACCGCCATCGGCTATGGGGAGCTTGTAGGGGAACGGGATCGGCTCAGCGAGGAAGCCCAGCGCACCCGGGACCTTCTCGCTACCCGGCTGGAGGTGGCCACCAACCTCTTCGGGGCCGCGCAAGCCCTGCTGGACCGCGCCGAGAAAGCCGAGCAGGAGCTAGGGCAGGTAAGGAGGCTGGAGGCTCGCGTGCGGACGGAGCGCAGCGAGCCCGATGACTCTCCCGATCCCTTGGGACGGCTCTTCACCGACTACAAAACGCTCCTTTGGAGCGCCGCCGAACAAGAAGAACGAAGGAAAGCAGCGGAAGGCCAGCTCTCCCAGGTACGGGAGGAGGTCGAGAAGATCGATCGCAGGGTCTCGTACGACTTCGGGCTCGACGCGATCCGGGCCATCCTCGACTCCGCACCATCCCTATTGGGGGAGCCGCTGGAGATAGAGCACGAGTTCGAGCTTCCTCCGAACCCTTGGCTGTACGTCTCGGGCCACCTCCTGACCGACGAGGCGATCCGCGAGCTGACCGGGCAGATCGTCCACGGCTCAGACGGCGAAGTCATTTCGCTTCCCTACCAAGTGGTCAAAGACGCTCTGGCCGATGTTCTTCGCCAGCTTGCCCGCAGCACCAATCAGCCATCAGGGGAAGAGGAGAACAGCAGCGGGGTAGGGGCGGAGGTCTACCTAGTCCAGTGCGGCGAGTGCGGATTCATCGGCGGGCCGGAGCTTGGGCACTGCGCGAAGTGTGGCTACGACGGAATCGACCCACGGAGCGACGGGCGATTCTGGGTGCCCGTGGAGGGAGCAGCCTGATGCTCTTGTACACCTGTCAAGCCTGCGTTCACGGCCAGCACGATCTCTGCGCTGGGAAGCAGGCTCCACCGCAGGGGATGCTGGGTGGTAGCGAATGTGACTGCGACGGTAACTGCGCCAGCCGAGCGAAGCCCGATCCTCAGATAGACGCCCTTGCCCAGCAGCAGCACACCACCCCCGTATCTGGAGAGCCGGGGGATCGGGAGCGGCTGAATCGGATCGCCGCCAGCTTCGACTACAAGGCCGCCGCGAACCCCTCCCAGTACGCCCGCGAGGCCGACGAAAAGAACGCCGCCTTCCTACGTGACCTCGCTTCCCGCCTATCAGTACAGGACGGGGGCGGGGAGTTCGGCCTGAGCGAGGACGACAAGCTCGCGGTCCAAGAGGAGACGGAACCCAATGGCTGATCAACACGCTCCCGGCTCCTGGGAAGTCGATCAGTCCGGCTGGCCCGAGCAGAGCAACCAATGGCCAGGGGGAAGCAGGTGAAGGCGGAGTGGCCCCCGATCAAGGTGATGCGCGACCCCCAGGAGGAGACCTACGAGGTCGTCTTAGGAGGTCTCGAGTCGGCGCCCTACGAGTCGGTGGGCTTGGAGTTCAGAACCTATGTCCCGGCTCGGCAGCTCCTGGAAGAGCTCAAAGGTGAGGTAGAGGAACTGCGCCTCGCAGCGATTCAAGCCGTCCAGCCGGAGGGCTACCGGCTCACCGAGGCTGCCGCCAACCGCCTCACCCAGATCATCGACAAGTACACGGAGGCCCTGGCCAATGAGTGACCAGCAGGTAGAGAGGATCGCACCAGAGCACACCGGGGTAGAGGACTGCCGGCGGGTAAGCGACGAGGAGATTGCGAAGATGGCCGTGGACGCGGCCCGAGCGGCGGCGCTCGTCTTCGCGGCGAACGGCTGGACCTACGGTCGAGGAGTCGAGCGGTTCACGCCGAGCGAGGCTCACCTCAGGAACACCATCCACCGTCTGCTCGTCAACGCCCGGGCGGGCGGTCGTGACACGTCGGTCGGAACCGGCCGCTTCAACGTCCATCGCTTCATTCAGGACGGCGAGGAAGTGCTCCAGGTCGACCTTGGCCTGAGTGACAGCGATGAGGAGGTGGTCCGAAATGTCCGGCCCTGACACCGGAGTAGAGGAGGCGGTTGAGGGACTTCAGCGGTTTGTCCCCGGCATGGCCGACGTGGGACACCAGGACGGCAGCGAATACCCGACGATCAAGCCGCACGACGAAGGGGATCTTCTGCGACGAGCGGACGTGCTCGCCGCCATCCAGCCCTTCCTTACCCAGCCCTCTCTCGCCACGATCCGCGCGACCCTGCTCCGTGACGAGGTGGTCGATGCGGTCGCCGAAGAAAACGCGATCCAGGAGCTGTACGGCCACTGGGAGGACATCCCGAGCCGCGAGAACAAGGGAGCCCGCCAACGCCAGCGCTACGCGCAACTCGCCAAGAAACGCGGCGTGCAGGAGTCGTGGAAAGAGGGCGCCCGGCGCGACATCGAGCGCTTTCTTGATCTTCTCGCCGCGCATCTTCCCCAGCCCGAGAAGAACAGCGGCGGGGTAGAGGAGGCGAAGTGGCCGGACGGTCAGCGCGGCGAGAGATCCATCGCCGTTTGCCCCGAGCACGGATTCATCGACCAGGACCACCTCCAGTGGGACGGCAAGGAGTTCCACAACCTCTGCTTCTGCGGTGAGACCTGCGAGTTCGTCTCGGTGTTGCCCGCCCCCTCCCAGCCCCAGCTCTCCGATGAGGACCGGGAGCGGCTCAACCTGACCGCGCAGATGTGCGAGCTGCGAGTTGCCGACCTTGAGGCGGATGACTCACCCGTCTCGGCGGCTCACTGGCGAGAGGCGGCGAAGCACCTCCGCAAGCTCGCCTCCCAGCAAGGAGAGGGCGGTGATCGCTCGTGAGCGCCGCGACCGGGCGGATCAACCCGCGAGCCATCGACCGGGTGATGGCGGTGGTCGAGGCCGAGAGTGACGGCGACCACCTGACCTCGCACTGGATTCTCGCCCGCAAGGTGCTCGGCGAGTCCAAGCAGTTCGCCTTCGAAGTCGCGACCGCCTTCCGCCACCACCGCCTTACCCGCGCTGAGTGCGAGGGCATGGTCTCGGACTGGCTGACCGACGAGAGCGAGTGCCAGCACCACGTATCCACCAAAGGCCAGGAGGAGTGAGATGGAAGCGATTGAGCAGCTCACGCATCGGACGCCCGACGAAGAGCGCCAGAGGTCAAACGAAGCGGCGGGCCACACCCCCTGCGGTCACTGCGAAGGGACCGGAAACGAGCTGTACGCGATGTACCGGTGCTGCCCGGAGTGCGGCGGATCAGGGATCGAGGTCGAGTACGGCGAGCTTTCACCGCTCGGTCGCTGGTGGGCGGAACGTCGCGAGCAGCGGGAGCGCAAGCGCCTCGCCCGCAAGTACGCGCCGCCCCGCGACTGGAGGCTCGAAATCGCTTGGCGCGCCTCGCGCTGGTTCGGCATCGGCCAGTGTTTCGGCGGCGCAGAGACGTGCCATCGGTGCGGTGCTCCAGCCGGAGACATCGACTACGAAGTCCGCCGGGTCCGCCCGTTCCGGGTCGAGTGCCTAGACCGCGCCATGTGCGACGACGCTCGCGCCGAACTCGCCGCGTCCACCCAGCCCCGAGTCCAGGAGAGAGATCGTGGCTAGGGAGGGGCAGAAGCAGGGCGGTTTCGCTCATGAAACCGTCGAGGAACGGTTTGGCTTCGCCAGCTTCGAGGACGCGCTGACGGCTTACCGCAACCAGACCTACACCGAACTGGTTCCCGGCGAGGAAGCGGAGGTCATCGCCCATGCGGCCCGGTGCGCCCGTGACCTCCAGTACGAGGTCGAAAACATCGTCCGCGATCTAGAGCGCGCCGCCGAGAAAGCCGCCGCGCAGGAGCCTGCCGCCTCCACCCCACAACCAGCAGACCAGCAGGAAGGAGAGCAGCGTGACTGATTTGCCGAAAAAGGCTTACTGCGTCCGACGCCGGGTCCACGCGATAGACGAGATGTTGGTCTATGCCGACTCGGTCGAGCACGCGAAGGAACGGGCGAAGGCGGGCGAGTGGGTCTACACCGAGCGGCTGGAACGGCTGGAGATCCTCGACACGCGCGCTGAACTAATCGAGGTCGCCTCAAAACGGCCATCTACCCAGCCCACCGGTAAGAAGCGAGGTGAGCAGTGAACGAGACCGCGACGATCGGAATGGGCGGTCGCCTCCACGCCGGCGGCTCGAACGAGTGGTGGACGCCGCCCTTTATCTTCGAAGGTCTAGGCCTCGACTTCGATCTTGACCCCTGCGCGCCGATCGGCGGCCCCGCCCACGTCCCAGCCGCCACCTACTACACCGTCCTCGATGACGGCCTGCGCCGGCCCTGGGAGGGAAGGGTGTTTCTGAACCCCCCGTACGGCTCTGAGGCAAAGAGATGGGTGGCGAAGCTCATGGAGCACGGCAACGGGATCGCCCTCGTCTTCACGCGGACCGATGCGAAATGGGGACAGGCCGCCCTCCGGGCAGCCGATGCGGTCTGCTTCATCAAAGGTCGCCTCGCCTTCGAGGAGGGCTACCGGGAGGAGCGCGAAGAACGGGAACGCGCCGAAGGCAAGGAACCCAAGCGACCCGGCCACAACGCTGCCAACGGCTCGATGCTCCTCGCCTACGGGCCCGAGTGCGCCCGAGCGGTCCTCGACTGCGGCCTTGGAGTCTGCCTGGTTCCTGACCGGCGGGGTGAGCAGTGAGCCCCATAACGACGAACGCCCCCGAAGGGGCGCCATCGCTTACGGGACTCGTCGGGAAACTGGTCCCGTCAAGTCTGGGGCGCGGGGTCGTGGCTGCCGGACCGCTGGGCGTCCAAAGCCGCAACCTCTGCGTCGGTGGCCGGCCGAATTCCTTCGATCTTCGGCGAGCGCCAGGAGCGGTGCGCCGCAAGAATTGCCTCCGCCTTGTCACGGTCATAGCGGGACGCCTCCGCCGGATTCTCGGTCGAGGAGAACACGGCGCCTGCGTGTCCGTGCCCGTGCCCGTCGCCAAAGTGCGGGCCGGTTACGAAGACCCTGTCGGCCGGGTTGAACGGGACTCCGTTAAGCGAGCCCTCGCCCTTCATGCGAGTGATTACTACTTGCTTCGTGTCCATCCGAGGTTTCCCCTCTCAGATCGGATTGCAGATACCTGCATTCTATCGGAGCGGTCAACCCCTACCCAGCAGGAACGGGGGGTGAGGGGGTGAGCATTTCGCTTGAAGATTTCGTTCGCGAATCGAACCGCATCGAGGGCATCCACCGCGAGCCGACCAAGCAGGAGGTCGCGGCGCATAGGCACTTCCTCGAAATCGAGGGGATGGTCCGCCCGTGGCACCTGCGCGATTTCGTTCTAGAGGTCGCCAACGCCCCCATGCGCTTAGAGCCGGGGATGAACGTCATCGTCGGCGGGCACCGGCCGATGGAGGGCGGGCCAATGGTCGGCTGGGAGCTGGACAACCTCTGCGACTACGCCGGAACTGAATTGCCCTCGCCCTACGAGCTTCACGTCCGCTACGAGCGCCTGCACCCGTTCATGGATGGCAACGGGCGGAGCGGGCGCGTGTGGTGGCTCTGGTACATGGAACGACTCGGGATCTACGGGCTCGCTCTCCCGTTCCTCCACCGCTTCTACTACCAAGCGCTCGAAGCCTCCCGCGGTCCCTTCCAGCCACCTAAAGGAGAGAAGGGCTGATGGGGGTGGGCGGTCAGCGATTCGGGCGACTTCGCTTCTGGCTCGATGGTGGTTACGACCGCGATCAGGTCGAAGACTGCGAGTACCACCCCGACCACAACTGGACGATCATCCGAATCCGGGACATCTACCCCGAGCACACTCCGGCCGACGAGCGCATGGCGATCTGCAAGGGCTGCTTTGTCCCCCGCTGCGGCTACACCACCGAACCGAATCCCTGCCTGCTACCTCGCCACCACGAAGGCGAGCACGAGCCCTCAGATGGCTGA